TATTTGCGTTCCAAAGGATTCGGCATCGATAATACAACTTCGGAGTCAATAAAATCAAACGGTAAGAGAAATGCGGCGGTAGCCGGTCTTGCGGTAGCCGGACATGCTTTTGTGAAGAAAGCGATGTTGGGTTATTTGGATAAAAACTGGTAATAGGAGAAAATTCAAAATGGCATTATCGAATACAGCCGTTCCGAAATATTACGGTATGTTTCGAGATGCCGTAATTAAGGGTGAGATACCGGTAAATAGAGAGATTTCGATGGAGATGAACAGAATCGACGATCTCATTGCTAATCCGGGAATTTATTATGACGACAAAGCCGTAGATGGATGGATTTCATTTTGCGAAAGCGAATTGACACTTACCGATGGCGCGGACTTAAATTTACTTGATAGTTTTAAGCTATGGGGTGAACAAATTTTCGGTTGGTACTATTTTGTCGAGCGTAGCGTGTATATGCCGAACCCTGATGGACATGGCGGGCATTATGTTAATAAGAAGATTAAGAAACGTTTGGTTAACAAACAGTATTTAATTGTTGCTCGTGGCGCTGCGAAATCAATGTATGCGTCATGTTTGCAAAATTACTTCTTGAATGTCGACACGTCAACTACGCATCAAATAACAACTGCGCCTACCATGAAACAAGCTGAAGAAGTTCTTTCTCCTATAAGGACCTCCATTACTAGAGCAAGAGGACCGCTGTTTCATTTTTTAACGGAAGGGTCTTTACAAAACACGACAGGTTCAAAAGCCGATCGATTAAAACTCGCATCGACCAAGAAGGGAATAGAAAACTTTTTAACTGGTTCGTTGATTGAAATCAGACCGATGAACGTCAATAAGTTACAAGGACTGCGCCCTAAAATTTCAACAGTTGACGAATGGCTTTCCGGCGATATTCGAGAAGATGTTATCGGTGCAATAGAACAGGGTGCGTCAAAACTCGATGATTGGTTAATCGTGGCGATAAGTTCAGAAGGAACGGTTCGTAACGGAGCGGGGGATACCATAAAGATGGAGTTGTCGGATATTTTGAAAGGCGAGTACGTCAATCCGCATGTTTCTATTTGGTGGTATAAACTGGACTCAATCGATGAAGTTAGCAATCCCGATATGTGGCCGAAAGCGAATCCGAACATCGGCAAAACCGTTTCGTATGAAACGTATCAATTAGATGTAGAAAGAGCTGAGAAAGCTCCCGCGGCAAGAAACGACATCTTAGCAAAACGTTTTGGAATCCCAATGGAAGGTTATACCTATTACTTTACTTATGAGGAAACTTTACCGCATAGGAAAAGAGATTTTTGGAATATGCCGTGTTCTCTCGGTGCGGATTTGTCGCAAGGCGACGATTTCTGCGCTTTTACATTTTTGTTTCCAATAGTCAATGGGTGTTTCGGAATTAAAACTCGAAACTACATAACGTCGTTAACACTGTCTAGATTGCCACTTGCGATGAGACAAAAGTACGAATCGTTTATCGATGAAGGCAGTCTTATCGTTCTTGAAGGGACGGTCTTGGATATGATGCAGGTTTATGAAGATCTGGACGAGCACATTATCCGTTGTGGCTACGACGTTCGTTCATTTGGCTACGACCCTTACAATGCAAGCAAGTTTGTAGAGCGTTGGGAACAAGAAAACGGACCTTTTGGAATTGTCAAAGTTATCCAAGGTGCAAAAACCGAATCTGTGCCTTTGGGTGAATTGAAGAAACTCTCCGAAGAGAGAATGCTTTTGTTCGACGAGGACTTAATGACATTTGCTATGGGGAACTGTATTACTATGGAGGATACAAATGGAAATCGGAAACTGCTTAAAAAACGGTATGAACAAAAAATCGACGCCGTTGCCGCTATGATGGACGGTTACATAGCATACAAAGAAAATAAAGAAGCATTCGAATAGGAGAAAATTCAAAATGGCAAATAACGTAATTTACCATCACGGAATTTTGGGACAACGCTGGGGTGTCAGACGTTATCAGAATGAAGACGGGTCTTTAACAAAGGCAGGACTTCGTCGTCAACATGCCCTTGACAAAAAGGATATGCGTTGGGCTAAAAAGAATACCGAAAAGATAACTTCTCGCGCACGAACGAAATCTGCAAAAGAATTAAAAAGTTATCAACAACAGTTGCTCAGAGACCCCAATGCCAGAACAAAATCCGGGAAATTGAGTTCGTCTACGATTATGTCATATAATCAGAAAATGGCATCGTTGATGAATGAAAAGGTATCCGGATTAAAATCGCCATCGGGAAAAACGGTTTCGTTTGTTGCAAAGCGCGGTGAGGTCGGTGTGTTTATGGCCCTTGCAGATCAGGGATACAACATGCAACAACTTAAAAACGGTATTTATGGTTCCGGAAAAGTGGCGTATAAAAAGACCGTGATAGACAAAGTAGAAACGTAAAAGAGGTGCTTAATGAAAGATAACGATAAAGAAACTTTCGGTTCTAGGCTGAAAAATGCTTGGAACGCTTTTTTTAATAGGGATCCACCTAGGGCGGTTTATGAGAATATAGGAATGAATTATTCTTATAGACCCGATAGACCTCGCTTCACGAGAGGTAACGAAAAATCTATTGTTACATCCGTTTACAATCGTATTGCTCTTGACGTGTCGGCAATTAGTATAAAACACGTTCAGCTTGATGAAAACGACAGATTTGTTGAAACCGTCGATTCCGGTCTAAACAAATGCTTGACGTTGGAAGCCAATATCGATCAAACAGGGCGAGCATTTATTCAAGACGTTGTAATGTCAATGTTTGATGAAGGATGTGTAGCCATTGTTCCGGTAGATACGACCTGTAATCCGATCGATAATAGTTCATTCGATGTTTTGAGTTTAAGAACCGGACAAATTTTGGAATGGTATCCGAATCATGTAAAAGTAAGAGTTTATAACGAAAGACGTGCTGTAAAGGAAGACATTGTTCTTCCAAAGAAGGCAATCGGCATCGTTGAGAATCCGTTATACGCGGTTATAAACGAGCCGAACTCAACCATGCAACGTTTGATACGAAAACTTAATATTTTGGATGCCATTGATGAACAAAGCGGTTCCGGTAAATTGGATTTGATTATCCAGTTACCTTATACTATTAAATCCGAACTTAGGAAGAAACAAGCCGAGGAACGGAGACAACAAATCGAATCGCAATTAGCCGGTTCGAAATACGGTATAGCTTATACGGATGCAACTGAGCACATAACACAGTTGAATCGTTCGGTAGAAAATAATCTAATGTCCCAAATAACTTACTTAACGAGTATGCTATATAGCCAGTTAGGAATTACGCAGGGAGTATTAGATGGTTCCGCCGATGAAAAAACAATGTTAAATTATCAGAATCGTTCAATCGAGCCGATAGTCTCGGCAATCACGGACGAAATGAAACGAAAGTTTTTAACAAAAACCGCTCGCTCGCAACGTAAATCGATTTCGTTCTTTATAGATCCTTTCAAGCTTGTTCCGGTAAGTCAAATTTCCGAAATGGCAGATAAGTTTACAAGGAACGAGATTATGACGTCTAACGAAATCAGACAAATAATTGGGCTTATGCCTTCGAAAGATCCGCACGCCGATGAATTAAGGAATAAAAACCTTAGCGCGCCGAGCGGCTCCACAGATCAGGCACCGCCTACAAACACAACAATCAATCCGACGGAGGAATAATTCAAAATGGAAAAGAATTATGATTTCAGCGGTTGGGCAACAAAAGCAAATCTCAAATGTTCCGATGGCCGGATGATTATGAAGGATGCTTTCAAAGAACAAGACGGACAAACGGTTCCGCTTGTTTGGAATCATCAACATAACGATCCCGACAACGTATTGGGACATGCCGTTTTGGAAAATCGAAACGACGGAGTTTATGCTTACTGTGTGTTTAACGACACACCCGCTGGAAAGAAAGCAAAACTGTTGGTAGAACATGGGGACGTGACTGCGTTGTCTATATTCGCCAATAAACTTAAACAACACGGCGCGGCGGTTCTTCATGGAATCATTCGTGAAGTAAGTCTTGTTTTGGCAGGAGCGAATCCGGGTGCATTTATAGACGACGTGATTAATCACGGAGAAAAATCCGAAGATTCGGCTGTTATCTTTACGGGAGAAGAAATCGAATTGTATCATTCCGATGAAAAGTCCGAAGAAAAAGAAACAAAACCGACGCCGCCCAGTACCGAACCTAATAAAGAAAAAGGAGAAGAATCCGAAATGGAAAATAAGAAGGAAGGTAAGACCGTTCAAGAGGTTGTCGATTCGATGACCGAAGAACAAAAAAATGTAATGTATGCGCTCGTCGGGCAGGCATTGGAAGAAAACGAAGCCGACGAAGAAAACGATAAAAATCAAGGAGACGAAAACAACATGAAACACAACGTGTTCGAAAACGACGAAACTATTCCCGGCGGCGATGTACTTAGTCATGCCGAGCAGATGGAAATCATCAACGATTGGAAGAGATACGGCAGTTTGAAGGAATCGGCGCTGCAACACGGAATAGAGAAAATCGAGTATCTGTTCCCCGACAATAAAAACGTAACGACGACCCCCGTAATGATCGACAGAGACCAAGCGTGGGTAGGAAAGGTTATGGCTTCGGTACATCGTACGCCTTTCTCGCGCATCAAATCCACTCTCGCGAATATTACGGCAGACGAAGCAAGAGCAAAAGGTTACACGAAAGGCAAAAAGAAAATCGACGAGGTATTCTCGTTGCTTAAGCGTACGACCGACCCGACGACCGTGTATAAGAAACAAACCATCGATCGCGACGACGTTGTCGATATCACCGATTTCGATGTCATTGCGTGGATTAAGTCCGAAATGCGCGGCAAACTCGACGAGGAACTGGCGCGGGCATTCCTTATCGGCGACGGCCGTTTGGCATCGTCCAACGACAAAATCGACCAAAGTAAGATTCGTCCTATTTGGACCGACGACGAATTGTACACCATTGCGGCGTTGGTTGTAGCAACGGATGCGGATACTCGTGCCAAGGAGTTCATCAAAGCATGTATCAAAGCTCGTAAGAACTATAAGGGTTCCGGCAATCCGTCGCTTTACACGACCGAAGATATGCTTACCGATTGCTTGCTTTTGACGGATAGCACGGGAAGAGACATTTACGAATCGGTCGAGAAACTCGCAACAAAGCTTCGCGTGAAAGAAATCATTACGGTTCCCGTTATGGAAAGCAAGACGAGAACGGTCGGCGGCAAAGAAAGAGAGTTGCTCGGAATTATCGTAAATCTCGCCGATTATAACGTCGGTGCCGATAAAGGTGGTGCGGTAAATATGTTTGACGATTTCGACATCGATTACAATCAGCAAAAGTATCTTATCGAAACTCGTTGTTCGGGCGCGCTCGTTAAACCGTATTCCGCCATCGTCATCGAAGCATCCGCTACGGGCGAAGCATCCGGCTCCGAAGAGTAAATCCGCGGCAAGAATTCAAAATGGAGTAAAATCGAGAGCAGGAGGTCGGCATGGCAAAATATTACGGTAACATAGGATTCTCCACACAAAGAGAATCAAAGCCCGGGGTGTGGGTGAATGAGATTGTTGAAAAGAAATACTTCGGCGATTTAATCAAAAACACCAAAGGCTATCAAAGTTCCGATAGTTTGAATGATGATATTCGTATTTCAAACGAAATCAGCATAGTAGCCGACCTTTATGCAAACGAGCATTATTCCGACATATGTTACGTTGAGTTGAACGGTGCTAAATGGAAGGTTACAAACATCAACATTCAGTACCCGAGACTAGTGCTGTCGATAGGGGGTGTGTACAATGGATAGAAGACCAAATCTTCAGACCCTACTTGAAACCGTGTTAGGGAGTCGTAATGTGTATTTTCAACCCCCTTCGTCAGTACATATTAAATACCCGGCGATTATATATTCTCGTGCGAATATAGAAAATTTGCATGCGAATAACAGAGTTTATCTCAGTAACATCGCTTATCAACTTACGGTCGTGGATAGAGATCCCGATAGCGAAATTGTCGATAAAGTTTCACAATTACCAAAGTGCAGTTTTAATCGACATTACGTTGCGGATAATCTGCATCACGATGTCTTTACAATTTATTTTTAAAAGGAGAAACTATTTATGTCTAAACTTAAATGGGATCAGATTAACGAACGTTTGTATGAAACAGGCGTAAACAAGGGCGTTCTCTATCTTCAAGAAGACGGAACTTATCCCAAAGGTGTCGCGTGGAACGGACTTACGGGCGTTACCGAGAGTCCCTCGGGTGCGGAAGCTACCGCGCTTTATGCCGATAATATCAAGTATTTGAATCTTACTTCGGCGGAGGAGTTCGAAGGCACCATCGAGGCCTATATGTATCCGGACGAATTCAATGCATGCCAAGGGTATGTGGAAGCAACCCCAGGCGTTGTCGTTGCGCAGCAGGCGCATCAGCCTTTCGGTCTTTCTTATGTAACCAGACTGGGTAACGATACCAAAGGTTCCGATTACGGATACAAACTCCACTTGGTTTACGGTGCTACCGCACAACCGAGCGAAAAAGGTTACGAAACCATCAACGATAGCCCGGACGCCATTACCTTCTCGTGGGAGTTTACCACGACACCCGTAGAAGTCGGCGACAATTTTAAACCGTCGGCCACCCTCGTGATCGATTCTACGAAAGTACCTGCGGAGAAGCTCAAAGCTCTCGAAGATATTTTGTACGGAACCGAAGAGGAAGAACCGAGACTTCCGTTGCCTTCCGAAGTTATCGAGCTTCTCAAGGCTGCGGCGTAATAGCCACATCAAAGCAAAGAGCCGTTAGTTAAAAGCTTTCGGCTCTTTATATTTTTATTAATCTATGAAAGGAGAAAACAATTATGTTAAAGAAAACCATAACCTATACCGACTATAACGACGAAGAGCGTACCGAAGATTTCTTCTTCAATTTGAATGAGTCCGAACTTGCAGAGATGCAACTTACTACCGAAGGCGGTTTCAAAGAGAAACTCGAGAGAATTGTGCATGCCAAAGATCAAGCGGCAATCATTAAAGCTTTTAAAGAGGTTATCCTTGCGGCTTACGGTGAAAAATCCGACGACGGAAGAAGATTTTGCAAGTCGAAAGAAATCTCCGAGGGATTTGCCGCAACGCCGGCGTATAACATTTTGTTTATGGAACTCGCTACCAACGAAGAAAAGGCGTCGGCTTTCATAAATGCTATTATTCCTAAAGTAAAAGGGTAAGGGATATGTTAAAAATTGTAATTCCTCCAAGCGATATGTGGGATGAAAGAAAAAACGAGTTTGTTCCCATTCCGGGTTGCGAGTTACAATTGGAGCACTCTTTGGTTTCGATTTCCAAATGGGAAGCAAAATGGAATAAGACTTTTCTGTCGAAAGTCCATAAGACAAACGAAGAAACGTTGGATTACATTAAATGCATGACCATAACTCAAAATGTCAATCCGATTGTTTACACCGCAATCACCGATAAGCAAATTTCGGAAATTTCCGCATACATAAACGCTCCGATGACTGCGGTGCATTTTTCGGATGATGATGCAAAGCAAAATTCAAGGCGCACCGTTACGTCGGAAGTTATCTATAGTTGGATGATTGCTTTGAATATACCGGTTGAATTTCAGAAATGGCATTTGAACCGTTTATTGACGTTGATAAGAGTGTGCAATATTGAAAACCAACCCAAAAAGAAACGGCATAGCAGTAAGGAAATTTTAAGCCGCAATGCAGCGTTAAATGCTGCTCGCAGACAGCGGTATAACACAAAAGGATAATGTAAATAGGAGGTAAAGCCATGACGATTGAATTTTTGTCTGTTGCACTGTTGGCTATTTCGATTATTACCGGCTTGACGGTCGAAGCATTGAAAAAAATACTTGACCACACCAAGCTGAAATATTCGAGCAACGTGCTTGCGATTATCGTTTCGGTTGTCATTTCGTTGCTTTCGTCTATTGTTTACGTTGTAATCAAATCGGTACCTTTTTCGGCGATTTTGGTAATGCAAGTCGTCATTCTTATGTTTTTGAGTTTTTTGGTATCGACTCTCGGTTACGATAAGGTGATACAAACTATCAAGCAGTTTCTATCCCGTAAAAACAACGACGATACTTCGAATAATACTGAAAACGATAAATAACGAAAAAGACTCGGAGGAATGAAATGATCAGTTTCAAGCAGAAGGGCGACTTCTCGAAATTGTCTCGATTTTTTGAAAGAGCAAAAGAAGTTGTTCATATGGGCAATCTCGATAAATATGGTCGAGCCGGAGTAGCCGCTCTTTCTGCTGCAACTCCGAAAGACTCCGGAGAAACCGCAAGTTCTTGGGAGTATGAAATTAAAAGAACAAAAACTACGGTTTCAATAGTTTTCAATAATACAAATATTCAAAATGGAGTCCCTATTGCAATTATATTGCAGTATGGACATGCGACGAACAATGGCGGTTATGTCGAGGGTGTTGATTACATTAACCCCGCAATCAAACCGATATTTGAACGGATCGCAAACGATGCTTGGAAGGAGGTTACACAGGTTTGAGTAGGACTGTTGATCAAAAAGTCGTCGAGATGCAGTTTGATAATGCAAAATTTGAACGGAATATTCAAACCAGTATTTCAAGCCTCGACAGGTTAAAGCAAAGCTTAAATTTGGGTGGAGCGGCAAGAGGACTTGACGAAATCGATGCTTCGTCTAAAAACTGTTCTTCCGGTATGTCCGGATTATCCTCCGGTATAGAAACCGTTGGAAATAAATTCTCCGCAATGGAGATCATCGCTATTACGGCATTGGTTAATATAACGAACTCGGCAATAGAAGCAGGAAAGCGTTTGGTTGCTTCGTTAAGTATAGACCAAGTTACCTCGGGCTTTGCCAAGTATGAGGAAAAAACCACCGCCGTACAAACTATCATAAATGCAACTGGCAAATCGATTGACGAAGTAAATGAGCAGTTAGAAAAATTAAACTGGTTTACCGACGAAACAAGTTATAACTTTACGGATATGGTTTCGAATATCGGTAAGTTTACTTCTAACGGCGTTGAGTTGGAAACTTCCGTGACAGCAATGATGGGTATAGCAAACTGGGCCGCATTATCCGGACAGAATGCCGAAGCCGCAAGCCGTGCGATGTATAACCTTTCGCAATCGATTGGTATGGGTGCGGTTAAACTTCAAGATTGGAAATCCATCGAAAACGCCAACATGGCGACAAAAGAGTTCAAAGAAATAGCGATCGAAACCGCAAAAGCCCTCGGAGTTCTTACGGAAGAAGGTGAAACCGCTAATGGGACGCTTGTTACGGCGCAAAACTTTTCAAGTACATTGTCGGATGGATGGTTTACAAGCGATGTGTTGCTTGCCGCTTTGGACAAGTACGGCAATTATAGTGAAGAAGTTTATAAAGTTGCTTCCGAAGAAGGTATAACTGCTGCCGACGCAATGAAGAAGGTAAGTTCCGAAACGATGGAACTCGGCGCAAAAGCGTTTAAAGCGGCGCAGGAAGCTAAGACGTTTACGGATGCAATCAATGCGACAAAGGATGCTGTGAGTTCGGGTTGGTCTACTACGTTTGAAACTATATTCGGTAATTACGAAGAAGCAAAAACGCTATGGACTGATGTGGCAAACGAACTGTATGATATTTTTGCTGCAAGTGCCGAAGGCAGAAACGAACTTCTTGCGCAATGGAAAGAGCTTGGCGGAAGAGATTTGATGATAGAATCACTGATGAATACGTTACAAATATTGAAGAACGTAATCAGTGCAGTCAGCGAAGCGTTCCATGATATTTTTCCGCCTATGACCGCAGAACGCCTTGTCAACATAACTCAATCGATTCGCGATTTTACGGAACGACTTAAAAACAACGAGGGAATATTCAATAATATTACTCGTATATTCCGTGGCTTTTTCGCCATTCTTGGAATTGGTAAAACTATTATTACTTCGTTGTTTAGAGCTTTAGATCCGTTGTTGAGTTTGTTGCCCGGTTTGGGCGGAGGGATAGCAAATGTTGCCGGTGGCCTCGGCGATTTTATATACAAGCTTAATAATGCGATAAAAGAAACGGATTTCTTCTATAAAGTATTTTCGGCGGTAGTCGGGGTTATTGTAAAGGTAGTATCCGTATTGGCAAGTCTAATACGAAAAGTTAAAGAATCCGAAGTGTTTCAGAAAGTATCGGTGCTTATATTAAAAGCATTTGATTCGGTTAAGAAATTTATCGGAGCAGTAAAAGAAAGATTTACAACACCGGGATTCAATTTATTCCATGTGATTTTGGAAAAGATATATTGGATTTTATCTAAAATCGGTAGCGTAATATTAAAAGTTGCGTCGTTCTTCATAAATGCGTTCAAGTCAATGTTTCAGGCGTTGTCGGGTTCGGGTTTCTTAGAAGTAATGAGCAAAATTTGGAGCATCATTGTTGCGCTCGGAAAATGTATATTCGGACTTCTCGGACAAGCATTTTCTTATTTGGCTGAGAAGCTTAGGGAAGCAGATTTTAAGGGGCTTATGGAGATCCTTTCGACGATTTCCGTCGGTGGAATTGCTTATGGCATAACCAAATTTGTTACTAGTCTCGCCGAACCGTTTAAGGGTGTAAAAGATATTCTAAAAGGAATAAGTGGCATTCTTGACGGCGTTCGGGGGTGCTTCGAAGCTTATCAAAACAAATTGAAAGCGGATACATTGTTTAGAATCGCCTCTGCTATAGCTATATTGGTTGCGTCTTTGGTTGTCCTATCGTTTATTGACGAAGGCAAACTGATGAGCGGTGTTGCCGCGATTGCCATGCTTTTCATAGAATTGATGACAGCAATGAAAGTGCTTATGGGGTTTGGCAAAAGCAAGACGCAAATGGTTAAGGCGACTGCGTTGATGTTCGGCATGTCTCTTGCGGTTCTTATTCTCGCATCCGCTGTAAAGAAATTGTCTTCGTTGGAACCCGGTGCATTGATGAAAGGTTTGCTTGGGGTGGCAGCGTTAGTCGCGATTGTGGTCGCTGCAACGAAAGCGCTTGGAACCGGTACAAAAACCGTAATGAAGGGCGCGGCACAACTTATTTTGTTTGGCTTTGCTATTAAAATTCTCGCATCGGCATGTGTGACCTTATCTAAATTGTCTTGGGGCGATATGATGAAGGGTTTAATCGGTGTGGGGATACTAATGGCAGAAGTTGTCGGTTTTCTTAAATTCGCTAAATTTGATAAGAAAGCATTCTCTACTTCGCTTGGAATGATATTGTTGGCGTCGGCAATAAAAATACTTGCGTCGGCATGTAAATCTTTTGGGCAAATGGATTGGGGGATGATAGGTAAAGGATTGACGTCCGTAGCCGTTTTGCTACTTGAATTGGCTGCATTTACGCGAATTGTAAAACCCTCAAAAATGGTATCCACCGGATTGGGACTTATAGGCATAGCAACTGCGATGAAGATATTTGCATCGGCAATGCGCTCGATGGCATCGTTATCGTGGGAAGAAATTGCAAAAGGTCTCGTATCAATGGCCGGGTGTCTTGCGGCAGTAACCGTAGCGTTAAACTTTTTACCAAAGGGAATGATATCCAAAGGTTTGGGGTTGATAGCAGTTGCTACCGCTTTGCTTATATTGTCATCGGCTTTCCGCAAAATGGGTAACATGAGCTGGAGTTCGGTGGCAAAAGGTTTAATTTCACTTGGCGGGTCGTTGGCTATATTGGCGGTTGGTTTAAAGTTAATGAAAAAGACTTTATCCGGTGCGGCAGCTTTGATGGTTGCTGCGATTGCGCTAAACATGCTGGCGCCTGCTTTACGAAAACTCGGTTCTATGAGCTGGGCAGAAATCGGTAAAAGTCTTTTGATGCTTGCCGGTGCATTTGTTATTCTCGGTGTTGCGGGGCTTGTTCTCGGTCCGTTAACGCCTGCTATCTTGGCACTTTCCGGTGCTTTGGCGCTGATCGGCGTTGCCGTTCTTGCCGCCGGTATTGGTTTGGTTGCTGCCGGCGCAGGGTTGGCGTCTCTTTCGGCTGCGTTTGCTGCGTTCTGTGCAGCGATCTCCGGTGGGGCATCAATGATTGTTACGGCATTTATCGTAATTGTAGAGGGCGTTGCAAGTATGATCGGAACGATTGCCAAAATGCTTGCTACGGGAATAATAGAATTTATTAAAGTAATCGGCATGGGCGCGCCGACGATATTCGAAGCCGTCACGCAAGTCGTTCTCGGTTTAATCGAAACTCTGATAGCGTGCATTCCGAAATTAGTTGAATGCATTTTTACGCTACTTCAATGTGTATTGGCAACTTTGGTTGAAAACACACCGTCGATAGTTCAAGCAGTTTTCAATATTCTATTGGCTTGCTTACAAGGCATAGCCGATAATATCGGATTGGTGGTACAAACCGCAATAGACATCGTGGTTAATTTTATCGAAGGGATTGCTCAAAAGATACCGGATGTAATTCAAGCCGGGTTCGATTTGGTAATCAGCTTTATCAACGGAGTGGCAGACGCACTTGACAACAATACCGGAACCGTAGTCGAAGCAATGAAACGGTTAATTAAATCCGTTTTAAATGCAATAGTAACGGTGTTCTCCGGTGGTTGGGACTTGCTTTGCGATATCGGTAAAAACCTTATGGATGGGTTGGTAAACGGTATTAAGAGCGCTGTTAACAAAGTAAAAGATGCTGTGTGTAGTGTCGGTAAAAAGATAAAGAATTGGTTCTGTGATTTGTTTGGAATTCATTCTCCGTCACGAGTCTTTGCGGAATACGGTATGTATCTTGACGAAGGTTTAGCCGATGGTTTACATGCATACTCGAACAGGGTCGAAGCGGCAACCGACGATGTCGGGGACATTGCTATCGATTCTATGACAAAAGCAATCGCCGACATTTGCGACGTTGTTGACAAAGGCGATTTCGCCGAGCCGACGATTCGTCCCGTTATGGATTTGTCCGAAATTCAAAATGGAGCAAATACTCTTTCGAGAATGATGGATGATGCCAATGGGTATAACATGTCGGCGTCGGTAGATTTAGCCGGAAGAACAGCAAAGAGTATGAATTCGCCTTACGATAGTGACGATTCTACGGCGATGGACGGTATAGCGCAGTCTATTAAAAAGATGGCAGAAAATCCGTCGCAAACATTTACAAACACATTTAACATCACAGGAAACAACCCGGAAGAAATTGCCGAGGAAGTTTCCGAGATTCTACAAAAACAAGTCGTGAGAAAGGGAGCAGTATGGGAATAATAATTTTTAACGGCTTATCCTCTGCCGATTATGGAATCAAAGTCTGGCAAGCTCCGACTTATACGATTCCCGAAAGAGATTATGAAACGGTTCACGTTCCGGGTAGGGACGGGGATTTGATACTTGATAAAGGTTCATATAAGAACACCACAAGATCTTACGTTGTCTCTTTCGGGAGAGGCGATAAGAAGGACTTTACATTATTGGCAAACAGCTTGTCGGAATGGTTACATTCTTGCTCCGGATATGCTCGTTTAGAAGATTCCTATGAGCCTGAGTATTATCGAATGGCAGCGTATGACGAATCAAACGACATAACAAATGCTTATCATCAAGCAGGTCAGGCGACGATAAAGTTTAACTGCAAACCGCAAAGATTTTTGAAGTCGGGTGATGCGGTTATTACATTCTCGAAAAACGGATTTTTGGATAATCCTACGTTTTTCTCTGCAAGACCGATAATCAAAGTTTACGGTAATGGCGACGGCGTACTCCGAATCGGTGAGTACGCTGTTACTATTACGGCAATCGAGGAATACATTGTTATCGACAGCGAAATTATGGATGCTTATAAAGGCACACTTAATTGCAATTCTAAAATTAAACTGAACGGTAATTTTCCGAGATTGAAAAAAGGACGAAACGAAATTTTATTTTCTGGCGGAATAACTTCCTTGGAGGTACAACCCAAATGGTGGACAATTTAATAAGGCTGTTTGATTCTGCAGAAACAGAATTCGAGTCGAACGGCATTGGAGTATTGCCCGATGCTGAATCGTGTGTGGTTACTGAAGAAAGGAATGCGTCTTTTGAATTGAAAATGGTGTATCCGATTAACGGACGCAGATTTTCGGATATTTTGATGCGAAGAATCCTCGTAGCAAAAGCTAATCCGTATTCCGAACCCCAACCATTTCGCATTTACGAAATCACAAAACCTTTTAACGGTAGGGTGACCGTTAATGCCGAACATATTTCGTATGATATGGCAGGATATCCTGTTTCTCCGTTTGAAGCCGAATCGTGTGCAGATGCGTTTGCACAAATGAAGGCTGCTTGTTCGGTGGATTGTCCGTTTGAATTTTGGACAGATAAAAATGTTACGAGTGCGTTTTCTATAACAAAACCTTATGGCATGCGCTCTTTGCTTGGTGGCACCGATGGCTCGATATTGAGTGTTTACGGAAAAGGCGAGTATGAGTTCGACAGATATTTGGTTAAGCTTTACTTGAATCGCGGACGCGATAGAGGAGTGGTTATACGCTACGGAAAAAATCTTACGGATCTTAAACAAGAAGAAAATTGCAGTTCGGTTTACACCGGAGTGTATCCGTATTGGTTTAACGATAACAACGGTGGAAAATCGCAATTATGTACATTACCCGAGAAGGTGATTCTTGCTGAAGGAACATACAATTATACCAGAATACTTACGCTTGATTTGTCTAGCAAATGGACGGAAAAACCGAAAGAAGACGATTTAAGAGCGGAAGCCATACGTTATATGAAAGATAACGAAATCGGAGTCCCGAAAGTATCGCTTGATGTGTCATTCGAACAGCTTGCACAAACACAAGAATATGCATTAAGTGCATTGCTTGAAGAAGTGCGTCTTTGCGATACTGTTAGAGTTGAATTTCCTGCTCTCGGAGTTACTGCCGAATCGAAATGTATAAAGACAGAGTATGACGTACTTACCGATAAATACAAAAAACTGACGCTCGGTGAGAATAAGGCGAGTTTATCTACAACCATTGCCAATCAAGAAAAAGAACTGGGCGAAACCCTAACTAAAACTTATCTTGCTCAATCCGTCGATTATGCTACAAAACTTATAACGGGTAATGTCGGTGGCTACGTTGTTATGCGAAACTCTGACGGCGGACAACAACCCAATGAAATACTCATCATGGACACTCCCGACGTTACGACTGCAAAGAAGGTATGGCGTTGGAATCAAAATGGATTGGGATACTCCAAAGACGGTATAAACGGGCCTTACGGTTTGGCTATGACTATCGAAGGAGAAATCAGCGCCGACTTTATGACGACCGGCACGCTCAATGCGATTAGCATTCGTGCATGTGATATTAAGTGCGGAAAGCTAACGGAAGACGCGGGACAGGCTTACGAAAAGTATTGGTTTGAATTGTCTGAAGACGGTTCGATGACCGCAACAAAAGGACAGATTGCCGGATTTACAATCGATGATAAATCGATATTTAAAGGAATAGATTCTTTGACTTCCAACGAATCATCCGGCGTATATCTTGGCATAGATGGCATTCGCTTAGGGGCAAAGGGCATATTTTCTGTAAATACGGCGGGAAAGCTGACTGCGGCAGATGTTGATATATCCGGAAAAGTTATTGCTTCGAGCGGAAAAATAGCCGGATTAGAAATATTGGATGAAAGTCGTAGTGTAGATGGGAACACTTATCACGGCACGATTTTAAAATCCAAAGATAATGGATTTAGCATATTCGCTTATGATGATTCTGGTACCGAGCGAAGCATAATAACTGCTGATTATATTGACATTCGAGATCCTTCGTTTACAAATAACGTAAGTTCAAAAGGCGAAATTAGCGGGGGACAAAAGATACAAGGCGGATCAGTTTCGCTTGAAGGTAAATCAATATATTGTGATGGCACCGAAGTTATATGGCTTGATTATACGCCGTCATCTGATCAAATAACGGCAACGGTTTCCCATGATAAGTGGAGTAATTCCGTAACCGTTTCTTTAAAGGATTCAAGTGGAAATGCATATTCGACAACAACTGCAAAAACATTTTCACTTAAGCTGCATCGCACATGGAGTAGTTGGCAGGATGGAAGCATAACCATACCAGCTAATCAAAGTTCAGCAACAAAAAATATTTCAGGTGCTTTTTGGGGGTATGAAGATGCTTACTTTGTTCTTTCTGGTGCAAAAACATATTCGTATTCTGTGTCAAGTGGTAGATATATAGATTTTAAAAGACACATCGAACCTTGGATTCATGATACTTATAATTGTGGATCTTCTAAATGGCAATGGAAAAATGTTTACGCTGTTAATCTTCATGCAAGCGAAAATGTATTTATGAAAGACGAGGCAATACACACATCTGATAGAAATTTGAAAAAAGACATTGCTAAACTTGATGATAAGTATGATGCGTTATTTGATTCTCTTTTGCCAGTTACGTATAAATTTAAAAACAATACTAGCGAGAGAACACATTTCGGGTTCATTGCTCAAGATGTTAAATCTTCTTTAGAATCCTTACACATCGATACAAAAGATTTTGCTGGATATTGTGAATGGGTAACAGAAGAGGGTGAGCAAACTTGTGGAATACGATATGGAGAGTTTATTTCACTAAATACGTATGAGATTCAAAAATTAAAGAAACGAATCATAGAACTTGAACGAGTATTATTGAGTAACGTATCATAAAATATTGCTTTTGTTTTTCAATTATGATATACTTTTAATAGGGAGGATAGCATATGAAAAAATTATTAGCTATAATTCTAACGTTTCTTTGTTTTATAACGTTAACCGCTTGTCGGGAGGATGATAAAATGGATGATAAAGAACCTGTTAAAATTGCGTCCTTATCTGGAACGTGGCGAGAAATAATGGATGAAAAAACCTATAATTGGTTTGAAATTACGATAGAGGATGACGTATTAACTATATACTATTGTAGTCCTCCGTTATTTGCGCCCAACAGGAATCAGATATGGAGTGGGTCATATAACGATCCCCAAGAGCCGTTCTCAGAACTTACATTTGATTCGAAGCAAATAGATGGTTTGGAGATCAGAACTTTTAATTTTGCTAATGAAGTGCTTACCGTTGAAAAATTGCCGTCGGAAGCAGATTATGAGTTCGTTCCCACCATTCGATGCAAAAAAACTCGAAACCGAAACAAATTAATTTAATAAACACTTCAAAGACTGAAAAAGCCTGTACAACATTCTGTACGGGCTTTCTTCATGTCATCTTCAAGCATTTCAAAACCTTGCAAGCTCCTGTAAATTATGCGCAGAGCGCGTTGGATTCTTTAGACTGTTCCAATTTATGTACTTCTTGATCGCGGCAACGAACAAGGAATTCTTTGGTCATGTCTAATATGCCGATAGCCGCATTGAGCAAACTGATCCTAATCGTTGGATTCTGAAAAAGGTTTTTCATTTTTGCCATTCACCTCCTTATAAGTTTTATTGCGTGCTGTAACACGTAATCACATTTTACGACTTTTTATTGGAGTTTGCAAGGCTTTGAAATGCTTGAAGGCAATTTTAATCAGATTTTAAGGAGAAAATTCAAAATGGAGAAAATTGCTAAACCGCTCATTCTCGAAATTGAAGAGGCAAAGCATGAGACTTCGGTCGCAATAAACGATATTCTTCAAAGACATGGATTGCCGTGTTACCTTTACGAAGGTATAATCGAAGATATTCACAAACAAATCTCTGCGGCGGCTCGGAATGAGATTGCTTCGGTTCATTCGGATTACGAAAAGAAATGCGAAGAAGCGAAAGGCAAGGCGGAGAAAAAATCTTAAAAGGAGGGCGATAGATGAATACATATACGCCGAATCCAAATAGAATCATCCATAACACATCGGTTGATTTTCAAAAGAGAATGGTATGTAATCCGATTCATATCGTTCAGTATGATACGGGAACACCAATCGTTGCGGTAAGTCTTTATTCGAACAATGCTACTTACACATTGCCCGAAGGGGTAACTGCGAACATACGGTTGAAGAAAAGAGACGGTAAGGTGGTATATAATCCTGTTCTTGGTTGTAACGCTGAACGAAACGTTTTATATTTCGAAGTTACATATCAGATGACCGTGATTCCGGGATTAGTACGTCCGATTTTGGAATTGGTAATTGACGCCGAAGCGAATGTAGCCGCATCGAGTTCCATAGAAATCGAGATAGACAAAAATCCGATACAGCAAAGCAACATAGATTCTTCGGATGAGATGCAAACGGTTGTTGGTTATGCGTTATTGGCAAAACAAAGTGCTGATGCGGCCAAGGTATCGGAAGAGAACGCACTTGCGTCGGAGCAAGCATCTAAGACGTCCGAGACCAACGCCAAAACTTCCGAAACAAACGCGGCAACAAGCGAAGTCAATGCTAAGGAATCGGAAACGAATGCAAAAACTTCGGAAGGGCTTGCTGAGGCAGCAAAAGATCTCGCGGTAACTTCCGCAGAAACGGCTACGGAAGCGGCTGATGTAGCTATGGAGGCGGCGAATTCGGCTCTCAGCAGTGCAGTAAAGGCACAGGAAAGTGATGTTGGCAGGCTTATCTTAGCCTTGGAACGCCAAGAGCTGAGTGTAAGTGTAAAAGATTTTACGGACGATGTTATATTTGACAACGAAGGCAATCCGATCGAGTCGGTTACTACTTTTGTTGCCGCCGACAAGTTTGCGGAATTGTCTGATAAAGTTGACAAATTGCTTACAGAGATAGAAAACATGAAGAGCCACGCTCTTTTGGATTCGAGTTATTAAGGAGTTATTTTTATGAAAATTACAGAATATCCTCAGGTCACCGCTTTTGATGACGGTGACTTTTTACTTAAAGACGGAACAAACGGTACGAAGATAATCAAAGCATCCAATGCTGCAAACGAATTCTTCAATCTCGTAGTGGATCCGCAGATGCATGCAAACATTTATCGCGGTAAATCGCTCGGAACGTCGTTTACAGCCGCACAGAAAGCCGCCATTGCGGACGGTTCTTTCAAAGATATGTTCATAGGCGATTATTGGACGATAGGCGGAAAAGTGTATCGTGTTGCCGACATGGACTATTTTTACAACACGGGAAGTCCGGCGTTTACAAAACACCATTTGGTTGTAGTGCCCGATAAAACCATGTACAATAATGTAATGAAAAGCGCGGGAACCACAGAAGGCGGTTATGTAAACTCGGATATGCGGCTTACGGGTCTTGCTTCAGCGAAAACAACGATCACATCGGCATTTGGTAGCGACGCTGTTCTTACGCATAAGGAATATTTGGTAAATGCGGTAACTAACGGTAAACCGTCGGGAAAGTCGTTTACAGATGCTAGTGTCGAAATCATGAACGAGATAATGGTTTTCGGGACTCGTATATATGCGGTTGGAAACGATGGAACGGCATCTACACCGTTATATACGTTGTCTACGAAGCAATTCTCGTTGTTCCGACTTAATCCCAAAATGATACATACGCAAGAGTATTATTGGTTGCGTGACGTCGTTTCTTCGGTCTACTTTGCTTGCGTGAACAACTATGGCGTTGCGTACTTCTGCAGCGCGTCCTTCCCTGGTGGGGTTCGTCCGTACTTCTGTATTGGTTAATCTGAGGGGCCGTGTGCCCCGAAAAATCTAAATTAAAGGAAAATTCAAAATGGAAGATAAAATATATAAAATCGAATTGTCCGACGGAACGGTTTTGGACAATCTGAAACTTAACGGGAATAACTTTATTTCTCAAAGCGAATTAACCGAAGATACCTTTGCAGGAAAGCTTTCGTCCGTTGTCATTACGGATAGTGAGGGTAAGGTCGAAAACCATAGTAACATGGCACTTGTACAGGTTATATTTTACGAGAATGCGTATTGGTTCATCCTGCGCGACATGACAGAAGCCGAGCTTACTGCCATCAAGAATCGCGCCGATTTGGAATATATCGCCATGATGGCAAACATAGAACTCGAATAAGGAGAATACCGTTATGCATAGCAAGAATTACTGTAAGGTAAAAGAATGGTTTGATTTGCGTGTATGGAACGAAGAACGTGTCCGTAACGCGGTCAAGATGGGTTGGATTACGAAAAAAGAATTTAAGGAAATCACCGGAAAAGATTACGAATGAGTGTACTTGTAATTAACAGAAAAGAATCGAGATATGAACCGATAATGTATTCCGTAAAAATTCACGATATGCTTATCGATCTCGCGCAAAGAAATTACGGAATTAAAGACTTGAAAAACTTTGTGCGTTTGAGGTATGCTTACGGAAAAGATAAAACAGAGAATTTCGCGCGTTACGAATATCTAATGCTAAATAACAAAAAGAGTATTGATATGACGTCGCGATTACTCATGAACAATTTATTGTCGGCTCAAAGCATTTATCCGACTACGATGGCGGAGTGGGAACAGCGACGTGCATTGCTGAATGCCGCAATCGGTAATTGCCATCAATTGATATTTTCCATTCAAGAAATTGTGAAAATATTTGATGTGGATATTAATATTTTCGATTCGTTTCAATCCGCTATCGATCGAGAAATCGATTTGATAAAAAAGTGGCGTCAACGGGATAACAAAATTAAGTCATGTTTAAAAGGGTAACTTCTGAAAATTTGTATCGTTTCTTCGAACTACTTTGCTTACGTGAACAACAATGGCAATGCGAACTACAACAACGCGAACAACACTAATGGGGTTCGTCCGGATTCCCTAAGATTACCAATAGGGAAGGAGAAGCTGTCCTATCCTTTAAGGAGAATAATAAAGCCAGATGCAATTTACTATGGTAAATATTGTTACAACGGTGAATAATTTATGACTTATAAAGATATTCTTTGCGACGCCAACAACTTGTATAAGGCTTACCTTGCTTCGGTAAAAACCAGCAAATGGAAAGAGCAAACGCAGCAGTTTCAATTAAGTTTTCTTCACGGGATATTTCGAATTAAAGATGCTCTCGAGAATGAAACGTTAACAAACGGCGCGATTAGCGAATTCGAATTGCATGAGCGGGGTAAGGTAAGACCTATCACAAGTTTGTCTGTAGATGACAGAATAATTCGTCATGTTTTATGCGATGATATTTTGCTACCGAAGGTTAAGCGTAAAATCATATATGATAACGGCGCATCAATCAAGGGGCGAGGTATAGGCTTTCAGCGTAAACGATTCGAAGTGCATTTGCGGAAATATTACAAGTTGTACGGAAACGAAGGATGGGTTTTGTTTGGCGACTTTCAGAAATTCTACGACAATGTCGTTCATGAATTGGCAAAACGAGAGTTGCTCAAACTTGTAGACGACGATTCGTATGTAGACTGGCTATTGACCGTTATATTTAAAGGTTTTGAAATAGACGTGTCTGCGATGACGGATGAAGAATATTTTGATTGTTTTTATGGTGTATTTGACAAATTGAAGTATCGGCGAAAAACAGAGAGCGCAAATTTACCAATCGGACAAAAGTTTATGCCGAAGTCCGTTAATATAGGTGACCAACTTTCACAAACGATAGGGATATATTTTCCTAATAAAATCGATACTTATGTTAAATACGTCGCACAACAAAAATTTTACGGACGGTATATGGACGATTGGTATGTGATGAATCCGTCCAAAGAAAAACTATATGATATTTTGGAAAACGTAAAAAGAATTGCGGATGAGCTATCAATACATATTAACGAAAAGAAAACAAAGATAGTCAAAATCAACAGTACACTTACGTTTCTTCAAATAAGATACCAGCTTACAGATAAGGGAAAGGTGTATAAACGGATTAAACCAGACAAAATTACACTCTTTCGTAGAAAGCTGAAGAAACTCGCTGTAAAGGTCGAGAGTGGTGATGTTCCATATATTTACATCGAGAACATGTTCAAAAGTTGGATGGGTAGTTTCTACAAACTTATGTCTAAACAACAGAGAGAAGGTTTGCTTTCGTTATATGAAACCCTGTTCAGTAAGAAAATCACTATAATCAATAAAAAGATGGTTATCACCGATATTCCGGGATAGCCGAAACGAGGTTGCGCTATGGAATTTTGGATAACATTAATCTTTTCATTTATCGGTTCGATATTGGCGTCCACCGGGTTGTGGGCTTTTATACAAAAGCGAATGGATAAAAAAGACAATCGATCAAAAATGTTGGTCGGATTGGGACACGATCGCATTGTTGAACTTGGAATGAAATACATTCGTAGAGGATGGATTACAAAAGATGAATATGAGAATCTGTACGATTACTTATATGCCCCGTATCACGATATGGGAGGCAACGGATCGGCAGAAAGAATTATGAAAGAAGTTGACCGTTTACCTATTCGAGATAATACCTATGAGAAAAAGAAGTCAGGAAGAAATCCCAAAGGTACTACTCGAACGGATAGTGACGGTGAATAATAACAAAATTCAAAATGGGGTTAATTGTCATAAAGAGTAGTTAAAAGCAGATTATTCCTTGCTTACTCCTATATTTTAGCCCTAAAAGGCTTGATTTTTGGCGTTTCTCAATGTTATAATAGAACAAAGAAAAGCCGATTTAGGCGTAAAATTGACAATTTAAAGGGTATTTAATAGCGACTGAGGGCGTTAAAAAGGGATTAAATGTGTGTTGTTCATGCATTATTCCTATACGTCTTTGGTCGCTATTTTTTCTTACTCTTTTATTTTTTCTATTTCGGATCTGAGCCATTCAAATTTTCTTTTTGTATAGGTTTTTTCGGTCAAATCATTAATTTTGTGACCTACGATATACTTGATCGCATATTCGTCCACATGATATTTTTTGGCTGTCGTTACGAAATGAGTTCTGCCATCATGAGGACGGTGATGCTCGTCTAAGTTCAAGTCGGTCTTAATTTGTTTAAATAGGGCGTGATACATGTCGTATCTAAATGGCTTGCCGTTGTCGGTGAATAGAAAATCGCTTTTCATAGCAATGGCCTGATTGTACCGCTTTCTTACAAGTTCTTGTGTTTTAGAATGAATCGGTACTTTTCTATTCGTACCGGCTTCTGTTTTCATTCCACCAACAAATGACATATCTTCGACATTTACATCAGAAACCTTAAGTTTATACAGTTCCTGTGGTCTCCATCCGGAATAGCATTGTATGAGAATCATATCGACACCAATTATATTTTCGACATTATTCCAAAGAGTTGTCATTTCATCGGAAGTAAATGGTATATGTCCTTCTTTGGTCGATTGGATTTCTTTTACCAGTTCTTCGGAAAGGGTGAATGAGCGAGAATAGTTTCGATCGACAAGTTCATATTCCAACGCATAGTCAAACATAAGATTGAAAATCGTTTTGATATTGTTTTGAGTTCGTGGATCCGGAGTTTCGGGCAAATCATCAGAGATGGTTCCTTTTTCCATGCATCCTTTAATATGCCGAATTCGGATGTCGATTACTCGCATGTCATAAACAGCTCGACAATATTTCCATGCTCGTTTTGTAGCGCATTTGGATGATGCTGATTTCAAACTAGCAAGATAGTCAACTGACCATTGATCATAAAGCTCTTGAACTGTCATTTCCTTGTTCAAATCATATGGGTTTTTATTATATTCGACCAAGGCTGCATACGCTTCATTATACGTTGAAAAATAAGAAATTGGTTTAAGTGGTTTTGATATTGGATGTCCGGTCTCTGTTTTTCCAACACAAATCATAGCTCGAAACGGCTTGCGTAAGTTTCTGTTTTTAATTTCACTAATTTGACCAAAACCATTTGGCAGGCGCTTTCGTCGATTTGCTTTATATTTGGTTTTCTTGGACAAAATTTCTGGTTTGATTGGAAAACCGCAATGGGGACAAGCAATAGCTTTGTCGCTTACCTGAAGTCCACATTCTTCGCAGACTATTAACATTTATACCTCCTTTCTTGACTTCTTTCAAATTATTATATATAATAATGTAGGAATTGTCAACTCCTACACTCATATTTTTTAAAAAAAGGAGGCAATATGATACGAGAGGATGTGATGATTTGCCCAATCTGCGAAGGGGCATTACGTTATTATGATAGTGTTAGAAGAATTGTACGGACGAAATATGGAAAAACCGACTTTGTATTAATTCGCCGAATGAGATGTTGCGAGTGTAATAGTTTTCATAGAGAGATACCGGAATTTATATTTCCATACAAACACTATGAAAAAGAAATTATTATAGGTGTAGTAGAAGGACTTATTACATATAATACGATTGGGTTTGAAGATTACCCAAGCGAATTGACCATGGCACGATGGATTAGAACCATTGATATTTCGCTTTTAAGTTAAAGCTAGATTAGACGGGGTTGACAAACGTTTCATATTTGAGTATAATATAGTTGAAACATTCTTGGAGGTTTTGGCTATGATCTTATACCATGGTAGTACGGTAATAGTAAAAGAGCCACGTTTAATACAGCAAAATAGATATTTAGATTTCGGATTTGGATTTTATACAACGGCTAATCAGCTTCAAGCCGAGCAATTCGCATTAAAAGTTGCTGCGACACGAAAGGGTTCTGCTATAGTAAATTTGTACGAGATTGATAATTCCTCTATTTTTGAAAAACTTAAAATAAAGCAGTTCGATAGCGTTAGTAGTGAATGGTTAGACTTCGTTTCTCAAAATAGAACAGGCACTTATATAGGCGAAAAACATGATTTGGTAATTGGTCCGGTTGCGAACGATGATGTTTTTAGAACGGTTCAAACGTATTTGGCTGGTGTTATTACAAAAGAGCAAGCATTGGAATCTCTTAAAGTAAAGCAATTGTTTAACCAATATGTGTTTACCAACGAATTTGCAATGAGCTTTTTAAAATTTGTTAATGCGAAGGAGCTGACATTATGATCGATGTAAAGTTCAGTACAATCTTACGCATTACAATCGTTCCGCAAGTTGTCGATATGATCGTTAAAGAATGCGGAGTTAACGAATTGGATGCGACGAATATGTTTTATCGTTCCCAAACATATAAATATTTATCTGATGAGGAAACAAAAATGTGGCATTTTAGTCCGCTAACCATATTTAATATTTGGAAAGTGGAAAAAGAAACCGGGGAAGTTATATTTCCGGAGGAGGGTTTGTTATGAGTAAAGAATTACCGTTTCTTATTCATTGTATTGAGGAATATCGTTTACAAAAAGATTTATCCGGCGAAGATGTAATGTCTTTATTTAATCAGTTTGCCGTTTGCGAGTATATTGTAAAATACTATGGTGCATTACATGTAACGGGCAACAATTATATCGTAAATGATATTGACGAATATATCGAATCACAAAAAGCAAGTTGATAGATTCTAATCTAGATTAAAAGATTTTTAAGCCGTGTAATGGATATTTTTTCCGTTATGCGGCTTTTTTCATGCCCCAATTTCTCACTTACTTTGATTTTACAAAGCCGTCATTCTAATCTAGAATAGAGAAGCAGGAGGCAAAGATAATGGACGAAATCGTATTTGCAAGTGGTTCGGTGCCAATCGTAGTGGTTGCACGTATTTATGGGAAAGATGCATCATGGGTGCGTGCCGGAATTATAGCGGGTTGGTTACCGATAGGAAAAGCGACGAGAAAAGGCAAGTTAATAACCAACGTTAACGATATTAACTCGAAATACGGACGTATTAACTTTTATATTTCTCCGAAATTGCTGTATCAGGAAACCGGATATGTTTGGAAGGGGGAACGAAAATGAGTACATTAATTCGACCTGAATTGTCGTGTAAGAATAAGTATTGGATAGATCGTCATAGATATTATGAGCTGAAACACTTTTGTATGCAGTATGATATTTGGAAGCAGGCATACGACGGTCTTGATAGTTTAGTCAGAATGAACTACGAGGGTGCGCACGTAAAAAGCAGCAATATTAGCAATCCAGTGGAAAGATGTGCGGACGCACGTTCATACTATTTTGAAAGGCTTACCATGATTGAAAAAGCGGCCGATGAAACCGATTCCTTCTTTGGAAAGTATATTTTGCAAGCGGTAACAAAAGGGTTGTCGTATGAAAAGTTATTGATACAGACGGGAATTCCATGCTGTAAAGATAAATATTATGACTTATACAGACGGTTCTTTTGGATTCTAAACGGAATTAGGAACTAGCGTTCGCGAAAAAAGCAAAGCTTATTATGGAATAAATTATATTTTAGGAGGTTTCATTATGGACGTATTGAGGACGATCGGAGTTTATCTGGTAGCAGGTGCTGCTACGACCATCGGTACCATATTGGCATATAAGGGTGCTGAAGTCATAGCAAATCCGGCAACCAAAGCTAAGATCAAGTCGAAATTTGCGAACATAAGAAGCAAATTCAAAAAAGACTAGTTCCGAGATTAAGGGTCCTAACCATGGACTCTTTTTCTTTATATTTTTGCATTCGCAAATAGAACATGCACATTAATGAGGAGGTGATCATTATGCGTTATTTTAGTTTGTTTTGGGATGCATTGTATGCGATTACGTTGGGTAGTATGGCAGCCGCGGGATTCGCAACGGTAAATCTCTGCATTAAGAAACGTGCAGATGACCGCAGAAAAGAAAAAGAGCAAGAGTCCTAACCATGGACTCTTAATCTTTTATATTTTCCGTACGCGGGTGACTGAAAATTATGGTATTCTATTAAAGTGAAAAATTATAGGAGAAAAGAATGAAACATTATTATTTGATTGCTTATATTAGTGAATTCAACGAACGTGTTCTTACACAAACGTTATACTGTACCAAACATACGGCGGAAACGAGATTTAATGGGAATGGTCAAAGATTGTTATCCATAACACGAATTTCCAAACGAGCGGCTAAAGGGGTATAGACGTATGAGTATAAGCATTGCTATTGTATTAATTTGTGTTGCTCTTGTTGTAGGTTTTATAATCGGATTTATATTTTTTAATATACGAAGGAATCGCAACGAGGTAGTTGGGCAATTAGAAATTATTAAGGAGTCTGAAAACGACAGACCATATATGTATTTACAAGTAAGCAAACCGGATATTTTGCTTCATACGGGGAAAAGGTTTGTATTTTTGAGAGTACGGAGATTGAAGTATAACGATAGAACAGACATAATAAAAAACACCGATTCGCAAAAATAACAAATGCCTTTATGGAATAAATTTATATTTAAAGGAGGTTCCTATATGGACAAAAACATTACAGGAATGTTGAAGGAGGAGATTACGTCAAGTTTCGAAAAGTTAAAAACCATCGATACAGGAAGTAAAGAACATGCTTCGGCAGTAGAGGATTTGGCAAAACTATACCGTTTAGCCATCGAAGAATCTAAAGCGGATCAGGAGATCAGAATCAAGAAATCGGAAATCAAAAATTCGTTGACTCGTCAGAATGCAGAACTGGAACTCAAACAGAAAGAATTAGAGTTGAAGGATAGCCAGTATATGCTTGAACGCGATATGAAAGAAAAAGAAGTCGAAAGTACAGAGAAGGAACTCAAAGAGCGGAAGATCGATCGATATGTTAAAATGGGGTTAGCGATAGCCGAACTTATATTACCGTTGACTTTCTATGCGTATTGGATGAAGCGTGGTTTGAAATTCGAGGAAACCGGAACGTTTACATCAACGACATTCAGAGGGCTGTTTGGTCATTTCAGACCGACTAAAAAGTAAAAATTCCAAGAATAAGACAGTGTTAAAGCAAACGCACTGTCTTAATTCCTTTTATATTTTGAAACGGAGTATTACAACAAATTATTTATGCGTTATCATCTTTCGAAACCAAACATTTATAGTTCTCGATACGGTGAGAAATACAAGTGCAACCATCCGGTTTACAGCTATTGTACTCTTTATATCATCAATAATCGTGGGTTGGCTGTTATTCAACAACGGTATGATAAACGAACAAAGGCTACATGGTGGACCGACATAGATGATTGGCTTGTCGATTTGTTATATTTGCACGAAAATTTTAAGGCATATTTCGATAAATACTCGGGAGTTAAATCAGACGATGGTTTATATCCGACTATTACGTTACGTCAGATAATGTGGGCACTTAAAATGAAACCATTAAAGCGTGAGCGCTGGGAAACAACATTTGATCATCGAGATATTTAGCGAAAAAAACAGCCCCCTTAATGAGAAAACTAAAAATTTTAAAGAGGTGTTTTATATGAATCTTATTAACCGTATTATATCTATGTTTCACGTTTCGGATATTAAGTTGAAGAAAAAGGAAAAGAAACCATCTGTTGTAAAAGACGTGGTTAAAGATCCTGATTCATTTAAGCTCGAAATGTATGTGGAGAATGGTGAAATTGTTGTAAAAATCAGAAAGAAAACTGAAGAAGTAGGGTCCTAATCATGGACTCTTTTTCTTTACTCGCAAAAATTACAACCGATGTTATGGAGAAGAGTGTCATATTAGCGGTTTTGGCGAAAGCTGAAATCTTATTGCACGATATGTAGTGTAAGACAACTATGTAATACGGCTTCTCTTATATTTTCATGAAAGGAGAATAGTAATGAAAACTAATTGTATTAGAACATTTTTTAATAAAAACGGTTCTAAAATATTGTCTGCAACAGCCTCCGTAGGAGTTGTTTTAACGAGTGTTTTTAGCGGTTGGGGAACGTACGAGGCATTTAAAAAACTGCAAGCAAGAAAGAAAGCCGATAAAGATCTAAGCAAAAAAGATAAATTGAGAATCATATTGCCTCATTATATCCCGGCTGCTGGATTCGGATTATCGACGATTATGTGTATTCTAGGTATTAATATTCTTAATACGAAACAACAAAACGCTTTAACAAGCGCGTATATGTTGCTAAGTAGTTCGTATAGAGAATATCGTAACAAAGTCAAAGAGCTGTCTGGCGATGAGGCTGATTTGGCAGTCGTAAGTGAAATCGCGTCGAAAAAATTGCCCGAAGGTAAAATTTCGGAAAACAAAGTGCTTTTTTATGAAGCATTTTCAAAAAGATATTTTGAATCAACGATGCTGGATGTTATGGCTGCGGTCTACCATTACAATCGTAATTTTCAACTTAGGCAATGGGCGTCGCTAAACGAATTTTATGATTTTTTAGGAATCGATAGAGTTGAGTACGGCGATTATTTGGGATTCAATGCCGACCAAATGTGGATAGACGGATTTACTGCGCCGTGGATTGATATTCACACTCAACGTGCAATCAACTGTGATGGGAAAGAATTTTATATTCTTCAGTTCGATTGGGATCCCATACCAAACTACACAGAAGTTACTGAATAAAAGGAGTTTTCAGATGAATAATGACATTATCAATCATCCTTCACATTATACGGACGGAAAAATAGAAGTGATCGATTTTATCGAGGATAAAAAATTAAATTTTCATCGCGGTAATGCAATAAAGTATATTTCAAGGGCAGGTAAAAAAGATCCTCAAAAAGAAATCGAAGATTTGGAAAAGGCCATATGGTATCTTAGCCGAGAAGTCTTGCGATTGAAAGGAATCGATGGAAAACCCGAATTGAAACGCAGTTCAAATATGATGAAAGTTTATATTTGTTCCAGATATTCTGCTCCGACCACGGAAGTTCGTCGTGCTTACATTGGCTATGCGAAAGAACTATCCGGAATTGCTTTAAGCAAGAACACCGCACCGATTGTTCCGCATTTATATTTGCCAATGTTGTTGAATGACAACTGTCCGGATGAACGAGAAATGGGATTAAAAACCTGTCTTGCTCTTTTGGAAGGTTGCGATGAGTTATGGGTTGGCAAGCGATATAATATTTCGGAAGGTATGGAGCGAGAAATAGCATATGCGAATCAATACAATATACCCATAAGGTATTTTTCATAGACGGCAATTCGCAAAAAATACATTTACATTAATGAGGAGGTGATAGTACCATGACAAGTAAAGTTATTAAACTTTTGAGCATTGTTACGACTGTAGCCGGCATCGCGGTAACGCTTATGACGGATTATGTCAACAACAAAAAGCTCGACAAGACAATAGCCGAAAAAGTTGCGGAAGCTGTTGCAAAGATCGAAAAGTAAAAGATAAGGAGTCCTAACCATGGACTCTTTTTCTTTATATTTTCAATAAAAAAAGAATGGAGGACAACAGTGGAATATATGTACGATTTAGCTATTAGCTTGATTCGAGAATACATGGCTAAAAAAATAAGTCTGAATTGGTATATGCGATTCAGAAACTGGTTTTGGCATAAACAATCTGGATTTATTCGTCGTTCATATTCTCGATGGGCTGCGCAGGAAATAATCGAACGAATTACTGAAATATGTTTCGGTTATCCGGATTATATGTTTATGAACGGCATTTTTGACGTAATCGATGATTATATTTTGGAACTTTATTATTATCAACATGTGAAAGAATTCAAAGGATTCAAAATTGCTATCGATACGGCAGAAGACATCAAAAATTATTTAAAAACTAATTTGAAAGGAGAAAACAAATTATGAAAATTCAGAGAAGAGTGGAAACCAACTTTGCGGCGAATGATATTCCCAACATAGGCGACCAATTAAAGATTGACTTGGGTGAGCTGGGGATATTTACCGCAACGGCACAAGCTCACGATAACGGTGGGACATGGCTTTTGTTCGACGAATGTGTGGACAGGCGTCCTATGAATAAGAACGGCGGCAACGATGGCGGATTCGATATGTCCGATTTGTGTAGATGGCTTAAGGAAGAACTTTTGCCAAAATTTCCGCATGAAATAAAATCGCGAGTTATGGATATTTCGATTCCTACATACGGTCAAATTTTCGGACACGATGAGTTCTACAACGATTATTTGGAACCAGATGACGATGAGCAATTTTATCTTATGTCCGTGAGGAAAAATCGAATCGCGGATTATAAGAACGAGTACGAGTGGTATTGGCTGAGAAATGCCACAAAGCAAGTCGTTTCTTCGGGCTACTTTGCTTGCGTGGGCAACGATGGCAGTGCGAGCTACGACTACGCGGACGGCGCTCGTGGGGTTCGTCCGGCTTTCCTATTAATGTGAATAGCGCCCCGTGTGGGCGATAAATAAAAATTAGAAAGGAGATTTTAACGATGAACAGTGGTTTATCGAATTTTTTCAAGCAACTACATAGTTCTATGAAAAAGCACAGTCCGGAAATTTTAACCGGATTAGGAATATGCGGGATGATAACGTCGACCGTTACCGCAGTACGTGCCACACCTAAAGCGTTGATATTGCTTGATAAAAAGAAAAAAGAAGAAAAGAAAGAAAAACTTAAAAAATCCGAAGTAATTAAGACGACTTGGAAATGTTATATTCCAAGCGTAGTAACGGGTGCAATTTCTATCGGGTGTCTTATCGGCGCAAGTACCGTTAATTACAAACGTAATGCGGCGTTAGCAACGGCATATTCTCTTTCGGAATCGGCTCTGAAGCTTTATCAAGAAAAAGTAATAGAAACGATAGGCGAAAAAGAGGAACAAAAAGTCAAGGACGCTGTCGCCAAAGAACGCATAGACAGGAATCCTGTCGTATCGAAAGAAGTTATAATAACCGAAAAAGGTAACACACTTTGTTTCGATACAATAAGTTCCAGATATTTTAAGTCCGATGTAGAAACGCTTCGACGTGCGGAAAATGAAATCAATAGGCGTTTATATAATGAATTATATATTACGCTTAACGAATTCTATTACGAAATCGGGCTTACAAGCACAAAAATCGGGGATGAACTCGGTTGGAGTATTAATAGTAGCGGGCCAATAAAGTTATCGTTCAGTTCGCAGTTGGCAGCGGATGATACTCCGTGCTTAGTAGTAGATTACGAGACGTTGCCGAAATACGATTTCACGAAATAGTATCGCGAAAAAAACAAGTATCTTAATGAGGAAACTCAATAAAATTATTTTCATAAAAGGAGATTAAAAATCATGGAAAACGAAGTCATGAACAGGGAAACAGTGGAGAACATTGTGGACGCGGGAAGAAATTCCAAAGTAGGTAAAGTCGTTAAGACGGTAGGCATTATAGGCTTGGCGGCGGGACTTGTATATTTTGTATGCAAGACCGGCAAAAAGCTTGTAGCCAAAGTTAAGGCGAAAAAAACTATGAAAAAGGAAAAGGTTCCGGCTTCCACGGTTCCTACGGATGACATGTTCGAGGATCTCGGCGAACTTGAGGATTAAGAAAGTTTGTGGAGTAATCAAACGAGTTGAAGACGAGGGAAAGCGTTAATAACATAGCGCTTTCTCTTTTCTTTTTATTTGGAGAAAACGTATGGAAAAGAATTTTTACAGATATAGAGGACCTGTGTTTTGCTTTGAAAACTGCATTTGTAGATGCTGGGAAGGAACGACATACGCAGTATCCGAAAAGAAAGCGAAGAGCAACCTGTCTTTTCAATTCAAGATGCAAAATAACTACACAAGTTCGGCAAAGATAACTCTGCCTGATCAAGTAATCAAAGAGAGCTAAAAGGAGAAAACATGGATGAAATTCAAAAATTAAGCTACGGCTCGAATTCGAATAAATCTAAGGAGGTTATGACATCTGTTCCTAGACCTCCAGAGAAAAAAGTCGATCGAGTTGTACAAAGTGAAGTAAAAGTAAAAAAGAAAGGATTTCTTTCGAAAATGCGTGAAGCATTGATATCGGATGATAGCGCAAGCGTTAAATCGTATATTTTTAACGACGTGCTTATTCCTTCGTTCAAAAAGGCCGTATCCGATATTATTACAAACGGAATCGATATTATCTTATACGGCGAGGCAAGGCATTCGAGTAAATCGTCGGGTTCAAGAGTATCTTATACCAAATACTACGATAGTAGCAGAGACGAAAGATATTCTTCGCGGCGTTCGGATTACAGCTATAACGATATTGTAGTACCGTCAAGAGCAGAGGCGGAACGTGTATTAGACGTGCTTGACGAAACTATTTCGGCGTACGGAGTAGCCAGCGTCGCAGACTTTTATGATACCGTCGGTGTAACAGGGCAATATACCGATAACAATTTTGGTTGGAAGAGTCTTGCCGGCGCACAGGTTCGACCTTCCAGAGACGGCTGGCAGATATATTTGCCTAGACCGATGCCCATCAATTAATCAACAAGGAGAGACATATAATATGAAAACAAATCTTGGCGATAAAGTTAAAACTTTTGTGAGCCATTTAAAATTTGCCGTAAAAAAGCGTAGCCCCGAGATTTTAATTTCGGTAGGCGTTGTCGGTGTCGTAGCAAGCACGGTTATGGCTTGTATATCTACGACAAAAGTAAAAAGCGTCATTGCCGGTAGCAAAAAAGAAATTCAAGATATTCATAATCGCGCCGATGCGGCGGAATCGGATTTTACCGAAAACGAAAAAAAGAAGGCATTGACTTCCGTATATTTGCGTACGGGGATAAAACTTGTTAAGCTTTATGCGCCCTCGGTAATACTCGGCACGTTGTCGTTGACCAGTGTAATTACATCGAACAATATTTTGCGTAAAAGAAACGTGGCATTGGCTGCGGCATACACGGCAGTCGACAAAGGGTTTAAAAATTACAGAGCCAACGTTGTCGAGCGTTTCGGCGAGGATGTGGATCGTGAACTTAAGTACGGGATTAAAACGGAAAAAATAACCGAAAAGACTACGGATCCCGAAACCGGTAAACAGGTTAAAACAAAAAAAGAAGTAAAAGTTGCAAATCTCGGTCCGGAAGGTTGCAGCGAATATGCTCGATATTTCGATTCCAGTTGTATGGGCTGGACAAGAGACATGAATTATAATCGAATGTTCCTCAAAGGACAAGAGAATTTTGCCAACGATATGCTACGAGCCAATGGATATTTGTTCCTTAACGAAGTTTATGACGAACTTGGAATCCCCCGTTCAAAAGCAGGACAAGTCGTCGGATGGATATACGATAAAGATAATCCGGAAGGCGACAATTATGTAAGTTTTGGGATATTTGATACCAAAAGAAAATTGTTCGAAGACGGAGATGATTTGGAAGACACCATAATTCTCGATTTTAATGTGGACGGGTATATTATGGATCGAGTAACTCTTACAAAATAAAACATTATAAGGAGGTTTGTATTATGCGTTTTATTTCTTATGCGTTAGCGGCGTTGTCCGGTATATGCTTTTTCGGCGGATTGGCTGTGTTCAGCGGAGGTAAAGCCTAATGGTAGAAGATGTAATTAATAATGTGTTGATTTCCATCGATGATATTCTCGATACAAAGAGAAAACGTCATATTGTCGGTGGAATTCTTCTTAGTTTATCTTTACTGTTCGGCGGGTTGGCATTAACGATTATGACAATAAAAGAGGAGAAAAATTTATGAAAAATTTTATTAAAACAGTCGTGAGTTTTGTGGCGGGTGCAGCTATGGGCGGCGTTGTGGCATACGAGTTGGCAAAACGCAAATTCGCAAGCCGTATCGAAGCCGAAATAGAATCGATCAAAAACATGTACAAAGAGTTTGATAATCAAACAAAAGCGTACTCGGCAAAAAACAAGCCCGATATCGATGTTATAGTTAAGGCTATCGATAACGAAGATACCGATAAAGTCGAGAAAAAGTCGAAACCGGGTAAAAAAAACGATACGCCAAAAAACGAAAGCGAATATACGAATTATTCGGCATATTATGCGCCCGACGAGACGCAGACCGAAGCCGTTCCCGAAGTTAAAAAGCCTTATGTTATTTCGGCTGACGATTACGGAGCCACAGATTACAAATGCAAAAGTCTGATATATTATGCCGACGGAGCGCTTACGGAAGAAGGTAGCGATGTGAAATTACCGGTGAAGAAAACAATCGGTTCGAATACGAAACGTTTCGATGAGCGAGGTATAATGTATATTCGAGACGATGAGCGCGAAATCGATTACGAGGTAATAAAAGAAAAGAGTACGTACGCGCAATATCATTCGGACGGTAACGACAACGACGAATAAAAAGGAGTTATATTTTAGATGACTGAATACTATTTGCGTAATCAATATTTTGATTGGCTATGCAGACTCGTGGATAATAAGAAACACACAAGAGGGTATTCATATCAGAAACTGTTTGTACATTTGGATAGTATAAATTTCGATTACACAATCGGCATGGACGGCAACCGAGATGGCGACGGTATTGATTTAAGATATCGTTTCGGGGCGGAACACAAGTACGAGCAACCGATGATTGCCTCGATTTTGGATGTTCGTCCATGCAGTGTATTCGAAATGATGATTGCTCTTTCGATTCGCTGTGAAGAAACCATTATGAACAATCCCGATGACGATTACGGTCCGGATGATTGGTTTTGGATTATGCTCGAAAATCTCGGTTTGGAATCTATGAACGACTATGCTTACGATAGAGAATACGTAGATATTGTTATTCATAGATTTCTGAATCGCGATTACGAGCCTAACGGCGAAGGCGGTCTTTTTGTCGTAAAAAACAAGCCGAACATTGATTTAAGAAACGTAGAGATTTGGTGCCAAATGTGCTGGTTTCTCGACGAGTATCTTAGGATGTGAGGTAATAAGGAAATAATTATGGTAAACAGTTTTACATATGAATGCGGCACGAGTTTGACGGATCTGACATTATTGATATTTCGAAGTTGGAATTGGCGAGTTATAAGCGGTCGATGCCTAATAAAAATCTTTTAAGGAGGTAAGCAAGTTCTAAGTAGACGATGGATATTTAGAATAAGAATCAAATGCTGGATTTTTTATTGATTTCTACACGCAGCTCGAAACGCGGTGTAATAGAGATCTATCCTAAATTTGTCATTAAGAAAAGTGAAGACTTAATGATTCGAGGCGGGGATTTCTATGCAATTTGGATAGAAGATAAAGGTCTTTGGTCTACTGATGAAGAAGACGCAATAAATCTTATCGACCGAGAGCTGGATATTTATTATGAACAAAATAAAGGAAAATTTGAGTCGCAAGTTAAAGTTTTACATATGTGGGACTCTGAAACGGGTGTAATTGACGCTTGGCATAAATATTGTCAAAAACAAATGCGCGATTCGTTTCATATGTTGGATGAAAAAATTATATTTTCCAATTACGAAACAACGAAAAAGGATTATGCCAGTAAGAAATTGTCTTATCCGCTTGAAGATTGCGATACGACTGCATACGACAAATTGATGTCGACATTATATTCTGATGAAGAACGAAAAAAAATAGAGTGGGCGATAGGTTCCATCGTATCCGGAGATTCCAAAAAGATACAAAAATTCATGGTTTTGTATGGTGCGGCAGGAACCGGTAAATCGACTGTTCTTAATATTATACAACAACTATTTGATGGATATTATTCGGTATTCGATGCAAAGGCATTAGGATCTACAAGCAACTCATTTGCATTGGAGGCGTTTAAGCATAACCCGTTAGTCGCAATTCAACACGATGGGGACTTGTCCAGAATCGAAGACAATACGCGATTAAATAGTCTGGTATCTCATGAGTTAATGACGGTAAATGAAAAATTTAAGTCTACGTACGCTAATCGGTTTAAGTGTTTTCTTTTTATGGGAACCAACAAACCGGTGAGAATAACCGATGCAAAATCCGGTTTGATGCGTCGGCTTATCGATGTGTCTCCGACAGGTAACAAGCTCGATTCAAGCGAGTACAAAACAACAATCGGTAAGATTAAGTTTGAACTGGGCGGAATAGCAACGCATTGCCGTGATTTATATTTAAGCGATCCCGGAATGTTTGACGATTATGTTCCGATTGCAATGATGGGCGCGTCCAATGATTTTTACAACTACGTATTGGATTCGTACTTTATATTTGCAAAGGAAGACGGCACAACATTAAAAGCGGCGTGGGAAATGTATAAGAGCTATTGCGAAGAAGCAAAGGTCGGATATCCGCTACCGCAAAGATTATTCAAGGAGGAGTTGAAAAACTATTTTGAAGAATATAAAGAGCGGTGCAATACGGAAGATGGAACACGGGTTCGCAGTTATTATATCGGATTCAAAAAAGAAAAATTTCAAGAACACAAACGGAGTGTAAAAAAAAAGAACACGACATCTTGGCTTGATTTATCGACAGCTCATTCCGTTTTTGATGATATTTGTTCCGATTTTCCCGCGCAGTATGCTTCGAGTAGTGAAACGCCGATTGCAAAATGGGATAGTGTAACGACAACATTGCGTGATATCGATACGTCAAAATTGCATTATGTAAAGGTTCCGTTGAGCCACATTGTGATAGATTTTGATATTGTCGATGCAAATGGCAACAAAAATTTCGAGGCAAACAAGGCGGCTGCCGAAAAATGGCCTCAAACATATGCCGAAGTAAGCAAAGGCGGGCAGGGCATACATCTGCATTATATTTATAGCGGGGACGTGTCGCGGTTAAGCCGAGTTTATGACGACAATATAGAAATAAAGATATTCACAGGTAAAAGTTCTCTTCGTAGAAAACTATCGAAGTGCAATAATTTGCCGATAGCTACAATTAGTTCGGGTTTGCCACTGAAAGGAGAAGATAAGATGGTAAATTTTGATGCGATTAAAAACGAAAAAGGCATACGGACTTCCATCAAACGAAATTTGAATAAGGAAATACACGGTGCGACCAAGCCCAGTATCGACTTCATTTATAAAATTTTGGAAGATGCGTATGCGCAAAATATTAAATACGATGTTTCCGATATGCGGAATGCAGTCTTGGCATTTGCCGCAAACAGCACACATCAATCGGAATATTGTATAAAACTCGTGAGCAAAATGAAGTTTAAATCGGACGAATGTTCCGAAAGCAAACCAAGCTTGGATGACAGGATTATATTTTATGACGTAGAAGTTTTTCCTAATTTATTTTTGGTTAACTGGAAACTTCGTGGTAAGGATAATCCCGTTGTTCGCATGATAAATCCGTCGCCGTCCGAGATTGAAGAACTCATAAGATTTAAGCTTATTGGGTTCAACTGCCGGCGGTACGATAACCACATGTTATACGGACGGTTAATGGGATATTCTTGCGAACAATTATATAATCTGTCGCAAAGAATAATCGACAAAGGTAAAACGGGCGGCAAAGATTGTTTCTTTGGAGAAGCATATAACATTTCATATACGGATATTTATGACTTTGCTTCGGCGGGAAACAAAAAGAGTTTGAAAAAGCTTGAAATCGAAATGGGCATTCACCACCAAGAGCTTGGGTTACCGTGGAATCAACCGGTACCTGAGGACATGTGGGTTCGAGTTGCGGAATATTGCGACAATGACGTTATAGCAACAGAAGCGGCGTTTGATTATTTATCCGCGGATTGGACTGCGCGACAGATTTTGGCGGATTTGGCAGGCATGACGGTTAATGACACCACAAATACGTTGACAACAAAAATTATATTCGGCGGTGAGAGAAAACCGCAAAGCGAGTTCAATTATAGGGACTTATCGCAACCTATAAAATCTTTAGACGAGGAAACGTTGAGCTTCTTAAGGGAAACATGTCCGGATGTAATGTCGTCGCCGCATGGTAAAGCAAAGAGTTTGTTGCCGTACTTTGAAGGGTATGCGTTTAACTCGGGCATTTCAACGTATCGCGGCGAAGAGGTTGGAGAAGGCGGGTATGTTTACGCCGAACCGGGAATGTATTCGAACGTTGCACTGTTGGACGTTGCGTCTATGCATCCGCACAGTGTTATAGCCGAGTGTTTGTTTGGTCCGAGATTTACGAAAGCTTTTCGCGAGATTGTTGAAGGTAGGGTAAGCATAAAGCACGAAGCATGGGATGAAGTAAATCAAATGTTAGACGGAAAGCTTACCCCTTATGTCCAAAAAGTAATAAAGGGCGAATTGACGTCAAAAGAATTGGCCGACGCACTCAAAACCGCAATTAATTCGGTATATGGGTTAACATCGGCTGGTTTTGAAAATGCTTTTAAGGATCCGCGAAACATCGATAACATTGTTGCAAAACGTGGAGCTTTGTTTATGATCGATTTGAAACATGAGGTTATGGAAAGAGGCTACACGGTTGCGCATATTAAAACGGATTCTATAAAAATACCGAATGCTGGACCTGAAATTATACGGTTTGTTATGGATTTCGGAAAACGATATGGATACACGTTTGAACATGAGGCTACATACGAAAAAATGTGTCTTGTAAATGATGCGGTTTATATTGCCCGATACAAAAATCCCAAACCTTGTCAGGAACTGTATAATTATATTCCTTCCGACAATAAAAAACACGGAGGAGAATGGACTGCAACGGGAGCGCAATTTGCCGTTCCTTATTTGTTTAAGAAATTATTCAGCAAAGAAAAAATCGAGTTTGGGGATATGTGCAAAACTTTCGAAGTGAAAGCGGGTAATTTATATCTGGACATGAACGAATCTTTGCCGGATGTTTCTACATATGAGGAGGAACTTAAAAAAGCAAGAGAGCAATTAAAAAAAAACAAAATTTCGGAAAAAGAGTTCGAAGATATTTCGGAAGATTTGGTTCACAAAATAGAAACCGGTCACGACTACCACTTTATAGGTCGTATCGGAAATTTCGTGCCGATAAAAAAAGGGAAGGGCGGCGGCATATTATATCGTTGTAACAATGATAAATATTTTGCTGCGACGGGAACCACGGGGTATCGTTGGATGGAATCCGAAATGGTTAGGCAACTCGATAAGCAAAACGATATCGATATGGAACATTATGAGAAATTGTTGAACGAGGCTGTTGAGTCTATTTCTGCATTTGGCGATTTTGAATGGTTTGTATCGGACGACATAGTCGAATTGCCTAAAGAAGAAGCATTCCCGCCTTGGTATCTTCCTTGCGGAAAGGAAACCTGCAAGGGGTGCGAACATTTTAGCAATGATGAATTTCATTGCGATTGTAGCTTAGGCTATGATATTTCAACAATTTTTAATTTAAAGGAGATAAATAAGAAATGACGAACGTTAAGGATTGTATTGTAATCGAGAACGCAAGAATTATATTTCGGAATTTTTCCGGAATAGAGACGAAATTCAACAGAAAAGGCAGTCGGAATTTCTGTGTGGTGATAGAAGATCCGAAATTAGCCGACGAACTTACAGCAATCGGTTGGAACATAAGAACTCTTAAGCCGAGAGAACCGGAAGACGAGGTTACAAGCTATCTTCCCGTGCAAGTGAGTTTCGATAACGTTCCGCCCAAAGTATTCTTGGTAACAAAGAACGCCAAAACGCAGTTGGATACGGATTCGATCGGCACTCTTGATTTTGCGGAGATCGCCAATGTCGATTTGGTCGTAAGACCGTATAATTGGGAAGCAAACGGAAAGTTCGGTGTCAAAGCGTATCTTAAAGAAATGTACGTAACTATCGTTGAAGGTGCGTTTGCCGATAAATACGCTAATCTCAACGGTTAAAATTTTCTCAATAGGTAAGGAGCCGATGTGTTGAAAAAACATGTTGGCTCTTTTACTTATATTTTTAAGGAGTGTGTTAAATGAAATAGTTAAATTCGAGGTATCGCAATATGAAGCTTAAACCAAATAGATTCAAACATAGAACAATTTACGGCACCACTAATTTTTGGGGCTGTGGAATATCTTTCAAAATGCATAGCGGTAACGAAAAATGTGATATTTGTTTGAATTGCCAACAAGAAACCTGTAATAAGGGTATTTGCGACGCTATTAAAAGTGCAAATCGTAAAGGAGATAAAAAGAATGGAAAATAATCTTAAAAACGAATTCATGCGAACTTTTCATATCTTGTCGTATAGTCATAATAAATGGGATGTGTGGAACGACTTTATTTATATGTCCGCATGTTCGTTTGCAAACGTATTCGATAAAAAGAATTATGCAAAAAGAGAAGAGGAATATCTTCGAATCATAAAAAAGTACAACAAAAATGAGCAAAAGCTTTTTCCTAAGCTGTTAGCTAAGGTGGTAAATGCGTTGGAAGAAAACACAAATCAGGATTTCTTAGGGTCTGTATATATGAATCTCGATCTTGGTAATAAAAGCGCGGGGCAATATTTTACACCATATGACGTAAGTTTGTTTATGGCGAAGCTTAGCTTGGGTAATGTCGTTGAAGAGGCTAAAAAGAAAAATTATATTTCAATCAACGACTGTGCATGCGGAGCCGGAGCACTTTTGATATCCGGAATTAACGAAGCCAAAGAACAATTAAGTAAAGCGGGCATGAACTACCAAAATCATGTGTTTGTCGTTGGACAAGATATAGATCAGACCGCAGCGTTAATGTGTTATATTCAGATTACATTACTCGGTGTGGCCGGTTTTGTGAAGGTTGGCGACAGCTTGGCAAATCCGATTGATGAAAATGATACGTACGAAAATTATTGGTTTACTCCGATGTATTTTAATGAACTATGGCAAGTACGTAATTTATTAAACAAATTAAAAAGGAGTGAAGAATAATGCCGGCGGTACTGCCTTTATATGACTACCAAATGGAAGCTATAAAAAAGATGAAAAACGGCTGTATATTGCGCGGCGGAGTCGGCAGCGGTAAATCGAGAACGGCTTTAGCGTATTATTATATTCAGCAAGATGGCGTTATAGGAACTGAAAACTGTGTTCCAATGGGCGATCCACCCAAAGACCTTTATATTATTACGACGGCAAGAAAACGCGATACGTTAGAATGGGAAGGCGAAATGGTTCCATTCTTGCTCTCTACCAAAAAAGAAAACAATTTATATTCTAATAAGGTCGTTGTCGATTCATGGAATAACATACAAAAGTATTCGGACGTTAAAGATTCCTTCTTTATATTCGACGAGCAGCGCGTTGTCGGATACGGTAGTTGGGTAAAAGCCTTTTTGTCAATAGCAAAGAAAAACGAATGGATTCTTTTATCCGCAACGCCGGGAGACACGTGGCATGATTATATTCCAGTATTTATAGCTAACGGTTTTTATAAAAACAAGACAGAGTTCGAACGGGAACATGCTGTTTACAGTCGGCTTTCAAAATTTCCGAAAGTAGAAAGATATATCAATACGGGTAAATTAATACGGCTGAGAAATTCCATATTGGTCGACATGGAGTTTGAGAGGAACACCGTTCCGCACCATGAAGATGTTGTATGTGACTATGATATTCTCGGCTACAAAGAACTTATAAGAAAACGATGGAACCTTGAAAAAGGAAAGCCGATCGAGAATGCAAGCGAATTCTGTTTTTGTTTGCGAAAACTCGTAAATACGGACACTTCAAGACAGATCAAACTGATGGGGATTTTGGAACGTCATAACAAAGCAATTATATTTTACAACTTCGATTATGAACTGGAGATTTTAAGAAAACTTTGTGCGGATAGCGGGTTGACTGTAGCTGAGTGGAACGGGCACGTTCATCAACCGGTGCCGTCCGGACATTATTGGGCATATTTGGTTCAATACACAGCCGGCGCTGAAGGATGGAACTGTATAACAACAGACACAATTATATTTTACTCACAAAACTATTCGTACAAAATCACGACACAGGCGGCGGGACGAATCGATAGGTTAAATACGCCTTATACCGATTTATATTACTATCACCTTAAATCAAAAAGTAGTATAGATTTGGCAATATCGAGAAGTTTGGCTGCGAAAAAAGATTTCAATTCGGGCGGCTTTGCTGGCAAGTATAATTTTAATCAATCAAAAGGAGAATGACTATGCCATTTAAAATTGTAAATGAGACGTATGCGTGTCCTAACGGAGAAAACCCCGAAAGATACGGATATATAGAAGGATATACGTCTAATACTGTCGGTGAAACGTATCTCCGAGTAAACTGTAAGGTTTTGATAGATGACGAAAAATTGGATTGGTACAAACGGTGTTATGGAGATATTCCTACAATTCCAAACGGATTGCCTACAGCGCGTAACGAAGGTTGTCGCAAAATGCAAAGCGGTGATGAAGTTGGGGAAGGTGTAAGACTTAATCGAAAACAAGTAAAAAAGTTAATCCGAGAACTTAAAAAATGGATTAGAAGGGGTTATTAAACCCTTTATTAAAAAAAAAGAATGGAGATAATTTATGAAAACAATGGTATCAGAATTATTTAACAGATTGGATATGGCTAAAAAAATAGCATTATATGCTTGTTCGTCTGATTTAAGGGCATTCCTTTATATTAACGGGGATGAAGATGCAGTCGAAATAAATTCTTATCCAGCATTAACAAGTTATCTAACGGAACGTTTTGGAAGGGAAGAGGCAATGAGGATGATATATGCTGTTGTTGATGACCCTGAATTAACCCACATATGGTTGTTTACTGCTAGATACAAAGATGCAAGCGGTAAAGAAAAAAGTTTTAAATTCAACTTTTGGCATTGTTAAAAAGGAGGTTTAAATGATAAAAACGTTTTACATAGTAACGGTAATGTTCTTTATATTGTTTGTCATTAACGTAATAGCTTTCGCTATCGGCATAAAAACAGACAACGAACGTTATGCTTTACGTTTCAGATTTGCGGCGGCTTTAACCATGAGTGCCACAATCATTAGTTTGATTTCGACTTTTGGTTTGATATTCGGAGGATAGACAAATGCGATTATCAAAACGAGAAAGATTATATAAAAAGAAACTGTTTAGATACTTACATATTTTTTCAAAAGCTAAACAAAAACGTGTATCGTCCGTAATGGTGCAGTCAAATTTATATAGTCGTGGTGGATATGAACTGATCTATAAAACCTTGGTCGAGCAAATCCCCAGATTAACAAATACTTTCAAGAGTCTGTCTAAAACTGTTACGGACGTTGTCACTGCTTTTATGCGATTCTCATGTGTATGTAATGAGCTAAAAGGGGCGGGATAGTCCATAAAAAGTGGGCTTTTGGTCATTTTCACAGAGTAAAAGTGGGCAGACAAAACTCTGAATTTAAATAAAAAATAGGGTTTATTATAGGTTTTAAGGCTTATTTTAGCTTGAAAAACACCGATTTCATAAAATTTGGTCAAATGCCCATTTTTATTCTTAATTAATTGTGATAAAAAATTTAAATAAATAAAATAACTTAAAAAATAAAGTGGGCTTTTGTCCACGAAGGAGAAAAGAATGGATAATACGAATATGGAATTAGCAGTTCGGAGTTGTCTTGCGGAAATTCGAGATAGGGTACGGCATCCGTGCAGATGTACTTCGAATTATATTTTCGGTAAGGAAGTAAAGCTTATGGCAAAACCGCACGGTTCTTGTCTTGGGTTATTGCAACCGTGGATTATATCATACACTATCGATCCTAAGCAGGATTTGAAAAGTATAGTCAGTAATGTTATTGACTTTTTCGTTATTTCCGCATCCGCCTATGAAAAAGCGATGGCGGATCGTTTATACAACATCAATGTTTCCAATATGGTGTGTCACCAACTTTGCGATTGGATATTTTCAGAAAGCGATGACGGACACGTTGTCAAAGATAATACTGTTACCCTTGTAAAGTATGCTTTGGTAACAAAAGATTTTGAAATGGCTGTATAGGAAATTGGACAATGAACATTAAAAAACAGCGAGCTTAACCACTATCAGTTGGCACGCCCGCCGCCCATTAATTATCTCTTGATTATAGTTTATTTTTGTGTTACAATAATTGCGCATAATTAAAATATTTTTTAAGGAGATAAAAAAAAAGAATGGGATATTCTAAAAATCATATTAACAAAAACAATCAAAACTCAACAAATGATGATTTGGGTTATGAAGACAATTTGGAAGCAACTAGTGTTTTGCTTGGCTACGATCCGCCGCCTTGTCCGCATTGCGGGTCCACACTGAAATTTAATTTTGAAACAAATACGTTCAAATGCTTTTCGTGTGGTTTTGTCGAAAACGAGGAAGTCATACAAGAATCGGTATTCGAGGAAGAAGATTCCGACGAATATGACGATATTTATGAGCGTCCGTACAATGACGAAGAGGAAATGCCCGATTGCTGTAGAGCTTGTGGCGGTCCTTGGCCGAATTGCAAAACGAGTTGCAAAATCTTTGATGACTAAATAAGTCTTAATGTTCTATAGAGCGGAGAGGCCTGTACTTTAACGAGTATGGGCTTTTCTTCTCTTTTATTTTCTCGCGAAAAAAACATTTACTATTATGGAGAGAGTAATTATCTATTTAATTAAACATACTCTCTATCATTTTAAGGAGGTTTAATTTTGCTGGAAAGTAAATTTAAGACAAAGCTGATAAAAGAAATCAAAGACCTTTTTCCCTTTTGCGTTGTTATTCATCCGGATGCAACGGTAACACAAGGCTTGCCCGATTTACTAATTTTAAACGGTACAAAATGGGCCGCCTTAGAGGGTAAAAAAACACGAAGTTCTTCTCATCGTCCCAATCAAGATTATTATGTTGAGTTGCTAGGAAAGATGTCCTATGCGGCATTTATATTCCCCGAAAATAAGGAGAAAATATTAAATGAACTTCAACAGGCACTTAGAACTTGAGGGACAACATGCGTTCCTTGGAGCAAGCAAATATCATTGGATAAATTATTCCGAACAAAAAATCGTTGAAGCATATAACAATTTTATGGCAACACAACGAGGTACGGAACTACATGAATTTGCGCGAAGATGTATAGAGCTTAGGCAAAAGTTACCGAGAACAAAACAGACACTCAATATGTATGTCAATGATGCAATCGGTTACAAAATGACGCCCGAGCAAGTGTTATATTATTCGGATAATTGTTTCGGCACAGCGGACGCAATAGCATTTCGAGATAATTTTTTGCGAATACATGATTTAAAAACAGGGGTTACAAAAACCCATATTGAGCAGTTAAGAATATATGCTGCTCTTTTTTGTTTGGAATACCACGTAAAACCTTCCGATATCGAAATGGAATTACGAATTTATCAGAACGATGAAATTTTGATAGACAATCCGGAAGTTTCGGATATTGTTCCAATCATAGATAAAATTATAACGTCGGACAAAATTATTTCGAAAATAAAATATGAGGAGAATAACTAACCATGGATATTTTAGACGAAATCAATTCGTTTGCATCACAGTATGAATCTGCTGAATTTCCTTCCGTTTGCGACATGGATGACGAAGAAAACGATTTGAAACATTACGGAACAAAATACCACTCCGGCAGATATCCATGGGGTTCCGGAGATGATCCTTATCAACACAGTGGCGATTTGCTCAGTCGTATTGATACTTTGAAAAAAGAGGGTTTTACCGAACCCGAAATTGCAAAAGCATTGGGTATTGTCAACGATAACGGCGAACCGTCTACAACTCGTTTGAGAATTCAAAAATCTATAGCAACATATGAGCGTAGAGTAAATGCCGTTGCGACTGCTAAAAGCTTACAAGCCGATGGATGTAATTACTCCGAGATAGGTCGAAGAATGGGAATTAACGAATCTACCGTTCGTTCTCTTCTAAATTCCGAAACGGAAGCCAGAATGAATGCCGCTCAACAAACAGCAGTATTCTTAAAAGATAAAGTAGATGCGCTTGGAATGGTAGACGTTGGCAAAGGTGTAGAAAGGAACATCGGTATTTCAAAAGGGCGTCTCGATAATGCGCTTTATATTCTCGAAACGCAAGGGTATAAAGTGTATGAGGGTAGAGTTCCTCAAGTGAATAATCCGGGCAAGCAAACTACAATTAAAGTATTATGTCCTCCTGATGCAGAACACAAGGACATTTATAATTACGGGAACATTCATCAAATCAGAGACAGATATATTTCATATGACAACGGACAAACTTTTAAACCATCGTTTGTTTATCCGAGAAGTATGGATTCGTCTAGATTGGCAGTTCGGTATAAAGAAGAAGGCGGCGCGGAAAAAGACGGTTTAATCGAGATTCGGCGCGGAGTAGACGATTTGTCATTGGGTAATAGCCATTATGCACAAGTTCGTATATTGGTAGATGATACGCACTACTTGAAAGGTATGGCTGTATATTCCGACGACTTGCCTGATGGCGTTGACGTTGTTTTTAATACCAACAAAGTTAAAGGGACTCCGGTGTGCGGATCCGATAAAGACAATACCGTATTGAAAAAAATTAAAAGCGATCCGGATAATCCGTTTGGTTCTTTGATCAAGGAAGTCGGCGGACAAAGTTACTACATTGACAGCAATGGACAAGAGCAGCTTTCTTTGATAAACAAACGTTCGGAAGAAGGCGATTGGGAAGATTGGAGCGACACATTGCCGTCACAGTTCTTGGCAAAACAAAATTTGTCGCTGATAAATCGCCAGTTGTCTTTAACAAAAGCAGATAAGCAGGCAGAATTCGATGAAATAATGTCGCTGACGAATCCTACGATTAAACGTGTATTGTTGAGTAGCTTTGCCGACGATTGCGATACTGCGGCGGAGACGTTGCAAGCTGCTGCATTACCGAGTCAAAGATGGCATGTTATATTGCCGGTTCCTTCTATGAAGGACACAGAGATTTATGCGCCGAATTATGAGGATGGGACAAAAGTCGCTTTGGTAAGATATCCGCATGCCGGAACATTCGAAATTCCTGTTTTGACTGTAAACAATAAACAAAAAGAAGCAGGCAAAATGATAGGTCCGAATAGTATTGATGCTGTCGGAATCAATAGTGCTGTCGCTGCACGTTTGTCCGGAGCGGATTTTGACGGTGATACAGTCATGTTGATACCGACTACCGGTAACGGAAAAAATAACAAAATCAATATATCTACGACACCGCCTTTGCGCGGACTTGAGGGATTTGATCCGTCTGATGCCTATCCATATCAACCCGGTATGAAGATTATGACCAGAACCGATTTGGAAATGGGAAAAATTTCGAATCTTATTACCGATATGACGTTGCAAGGTGCATCGAGTGAAGAACTCGCTCGTGCCGTTAAACACAGTATGGTTGTAATAGATGCTGAAAAGCATAAGCTTAATTACAAACTGAGCGAAAAAGAAAACGGCATTGAGGAATTAAAAAATAAGTATCAAGGCGGCGGTGGTGCTTCGACGTTAATTTCGAGAGCAAAATCCGAAGTAAATATAAGTGAGAGAAAAGAAGGCGCACTTATAGTTGATCCTGAAACGGGAAAAAAGAAGAAACAATATATTGACCCGCAAACAGGAAAAAAACTTTACACTGAAACGGGAAGGACTTATCTCAAAGCGGATGTTCCGGGTGTCGGTAACGGCATTAATGTTGTTGTAAAAGACGGTTCGAATTTCTATAAAGACCCCAAATCGGGTAAATATGTTGAAGTCCCTGCAACCGCAAGAATTATAACGACATATGCAACATCCAAGGCAACTCGTATGTCAGAAACAGACGATGCCTATACACTGGTGTCCGTGACGAATACTCCACAAGAAAGAGCCTATGCTGAGTATGCTAATAAAATGAAGTCCTTGGCAAACGAAGCTAGAAAGGAAAGTCTTAATACAGGACGTATAGAGTATTCGGCTTCCGCTGCAAAAACGTATCGAGAAGAGGTTGCACATCTTAATGCACAGTTGAATGTCGCTTTAATGAATGCCCCCCGTGAACGTCAAGCACAATGCCTAGCAAATTCGAGAATAGCTGCTAAAGTGCAGTCGAATCCCGGAATGTCTAAGAAAGAAAAGAAAAAACTTAGTCAACAAGAGCTGACGAGAGCAAGACATGAGGTGGGTGCACACCGTAGCAACATCGAGATTAGTGATAGGGAGTGGGAGGCTATACAGGCCGGAGCTGTCTCTGACAATAAGCTTTCTCAAATTCTTTTGTACACTGATCAAGACAAGTTTAAACAAAGAGCGCTTCCTCGTCAGACAACAACATTAAGTGCCGCAAAGATTGCCAAGATCAAAGCAATGAATGCTTCCGGTTATACTAATGATCAAATGGCAAAAGCTCTCGGCGTTTCGCCGTCGACAATAGTACAATACATAAAAGGAGGACAAGAGTAGGATGAGTAGACAAGCCAGAATCACAACTGTTGACAATCCCTATAACCCTTTTACTCAATTCAACGAATGGTTCTTCTTTGATACCACTCGGGGCTACAACACAAGTTCGCTTCTTGCAAGAGTTGCGAAAACTTCTAATTCTCTTTCTGATGAAGAAAACAATCAAGAAATCGAAAGAGCAATCGATGAAATCATTAAACTCGATTTCAGAAACATCTACAAAAAAGTAACACTATAACTATCGACAAAGGGTATGGGGGGGATGTCAAATGGAACACCCCCTCCCCACATCGCGCCGGTCTTTATTTTTTCTCCGGCGGGATTTTTTAGGTGCTGTCTTTGGGGTGCGGTAGTGCTTTCTTAAGAGCCTATAAGTCCGGTCTAAAAAGGTTTAACTTTTTCCATTCTTTTCTCCTTTCAAATATAGGCTGCGTATTTATAGGTTCTTAAGAAAGTATTACCAATCTCCATTGATAGTTTTATAAAGTTAATGGAAAGGAGCATTAAGTGGATGAAAAAGTCGAATACAAATGGTTCTTCCGATTCGTCCAAGCCTATTCGTCGAGCAACTACACCGGAAGCTCGAGAGAATCAGCTCATAGCATTAGCTACCGATTTGGCAGAACGACAACTTCGTGAAGGAACAGCATCTTCTCAAGTTATTACCCACTATTTAAAATTGGGGTCAACTAAAGAAAGATTGGAAAAGGATATTTTAGCCGAACAGAAAAAATTAATCAAAGCAAAGACAGATAATTTAGAGTCGGCTAGACGAAGCGAAGAAATTTACAAGTCGGCGCTCGAAGCAATGAAAAAATACAGCGGACACGGAGGCGACGATGATTAAATCATATTCTGAATTGGTTTTATTAAATACCTTCGCCGACAGGTTTGAGTATTTGAAATTATGTGGCGGCGTCGGTGTGGAGACTTTCGGTTACGACAGATATTTGAATCAGACTCTATATCGTTCGGACGAATGGAAACGGTTTCGAAGACAAATTATTATGAGAGATAACGGTTGCGATTTGGGAATAGCGGATCGACCGATATTTGATCCTAAAATAATCATACATCACATTAATCCGTTAACAAAAGAGCAGGTGTTAAATCGAAGTCCCGAGATATTCAATCCAGACAATGTAATTTCTTGCAGACACGAAACGCATATGGCTATACATTACGGTTCGTTAGACAATATAGATATTCAAGTTGTAGAACGAACAAAAAATGATACCTGTCCATGGCGTCATTAAAACGGAGGCTATATGAACGATAGTATTTTAACATCAATTAAAAAATTGCTTGGGATCGGAGAGGATGACACGTCATTTGATACAGACATACTGTTACATATAAACAGTACATTTTCGGTTTTGACACAGCTTGGAATCGGTCCCAAAGAAGGTTATTCGATTGGTTCCAAATCAGAAACGTGGTCGGATTATATAGACGATAATAAGAAGCAGCAAATGGTTGTATCGTATATGTATTTGAAAGTACGACTGCTCTTTGATCCGCCACAAAGTTCTGTGCTGGTTCAAGCAATAAAAGATCAAATAAGTGAACAGGAGTTTCGCTTGACTGTTTCAGTTTAAAATTAATAAGCAGGAGGATAAATTACGATGGATAATCATTTCATCGCACATTACGGCACACCGGGTATGAAGTGGGGTGTACGACGTTATCAGAATGAAGACGGTTCATTGACTTCGTTAGGCAAACGAAGAAATAAAGCCGTTACGTCGAATTTAAATACTTCAAAGAGAATACTCGATTCGTCTGCGCAGATTGCAAGAGGAGCAAAACAACTTAACGAAAATTCCGGAGGACGGAAAGCCAATGCAAAAGTCCGTAAGGATTTGAAAAACATGTCCGATAACGATTTAAGGGCACGAGTAAATCGGATGAATCTTGAAAGACAGTATTCCGATTTAACTGCAAATCAAGTTTCACGTGGACGTGCAAGCCTCAGTAGTATTCTCGAGTCTGTAGGCGGTGCTCTCGGCATAGCCAGCTCGGCGGTAGGCATTGCGGTTGCTATAAGGGAACTTAAAAAGTTACCTACAAAATAAAAAGCATGAAAATAAGAAAGAGGTGAATTAATGAGTAATAATGTAATCATGCATCATGGAGTAAAAGGACAACGCTGGGGTGTCAGACGATATCAGAATGCCGACGGAACCTTGACAAAAGCCGGCGTAGCAAGATATGCAAAAGCACAGTATCGTCAAGATAAAGAAGCATCTTCTTCGGGAAACAATCCTCGTAGTTATGCGAAGGAGAAATACAAGCAATCTTCTATGGAAGCAAACATAAGTGCAGCTAAAAAGTATTTGCGTTCCAAAGGATTCGGCATCGATAATACAACTTCGGAGTCAATAAAATCAAACGGTAAGAGAAATGCGGC